ATGAAACTCAACAAATCTACTGTTGATGCTATTCCATTAACTGAAAAAGGTCAAAAAATATATAGAGATGCAGAACTGATCGGTTTTGCTGTTCGGGTAACTAATAAAAGTAAAACCTATATTGTTGAAAGGAGGCATGAAGGTGAACTCTATCGAGTGACAATTGGCAAAACTACCGATATTCCTGCAACAAATGCTCGAGCAAAAGCTCAGATGATTCTGGCGAAAATTTCAAACAATGAATATGAAAAGCCTATCAAATTAAAGAAGGTTGCTAATCCTTTAGATATTACCGTGAATGAAGCTCTTCAAATTTATATTGATAGAAATGACTTTAGACCAAAAACAATTAGGCAGTACCGTAAGTATTTTGATTTATATTTGGGGTGGGGCAACAAAAAGCTTTTCCAGATATCTAAGCAAGAAGTACTGGATCGATTTATTGAGGTATCAGAAGTAAGTGAGTCGTCAGCAAATGGTGCTGTATCTCTTTTAGGTACCTTATGGAAGTATATTCATGTTCTTTATTCAACAGATGAGAACCCGATTCTTAAAAGTAATCCAGTTGACATTATTTCCGTAACAAGAGGTTGGAATAAAATAGAAAGTAGGGATAGACATCTCCATAAAGACATCATTCACAAATATTACAATGCAGTGCTTCATTATGAAGATGAGTTAAATCTGGAAAATACTGCTAGGTCTAACACGCATCGGGATATTGTATTGATGTGCATGTATACGGGATGCCGTAAACAGGAGGCATGTTGTTTAAAGTGGTCTGATGTAGATATTAAAAATGGTACCTTAACTTTTAGAGATACCAAAAATGGTTCAGATCATACTTTTCCTATTGGTGATCATCTACACAGTATTTTGCGTGAACGTTGGTTATTAAGAGAAAACGATTGGGTTTTCCCAGCTACTAAGATGCCTACTTCGTGGAATATGCATGCAACTAAGGTAGATACATTATTGAATAGAGTGGGTAAGGAAGTTGACTATTACGTTTCAATGCATGATTTCCGTCGTACATTTGCCACTATATGCAACCTTTTAAGATTTAATATTTATGTGACAAAAAGACTTCTTAATCACACGGCTAAACCAAGAATTGATGTGACAGGTGGTTATGTTCAAATTCCAGATGAGGAATTAAGAGCTTCAATGAACATGATTGAAGCGGTGTATCAAGGTAAGATTGATTGCTTTAATTACCAATCTGTATGGGCAGAAAGATTAAAAGAAATAAAGGCGGTCTAACCGCCTTAAACTGTTGCAAGCTGTGCTGTATTAAGCACAGTCTTGCTTTGCTCATACTTCAAAACGTCCTTCTTTTTATATGAAACACGTCTTCCAATTTTCGAGAAAGGCAGTGATGATTGATCACAACGCATTCTAGCTAATGTCCAAGGCGAGCAATCTAAATAAAGTGCTACAACCTCTTGAGGAAACTTCTGTTCTTCATTAGCCATTATGAAGCGATCCAAATATTCTTGTTGCTCTGCATCAGATAGATTTCTCAGATCTTTTAACATTTACTCCTCCTTACTTTCCGCTTTAACTTCTAATTGAGTACCCTCATAGGTGCCGTCACCCCCACAATTCAGACAATGTGTATACATGCCTAAACCATCCCCATCAGGACAGAAGTTTTCAGGTAATGACTCGTTTAGAAATACGGTGCCCCCAATTGGCTTTGTGTGAATATGAGGGGCAAGACCGTAATAGGGGTAAATGCATTCACCATTTCCATCATCACAAAAATCACATGTTTTAACTTTTACTTCACTCATCCATTAGCTCCTCAACTCATTACGTTCTTTCTTCAATTGACGCAAAAGGTTGTGAAGAGTAACGGTTACAGCTTTATCTAAACTTTTAGTTGAATGGAATTCGGCTAGCTGAGAAAGCGCTAAACCAAAAATGTGATATGCAAAAACTTTTGCAGCTTCCGGATTGTTTTTGATAAGCTCCTCAGTACTTGGACAAATGATTTCTTCAAAAATATGAAGAGCCACCTGATCCGGAGTACCTTCAATACGGCTAGGGTTCAAATTAACTTCACCAATAACCTTACTCATTAGCAGCTCCAGATACGTTTGGCACACTATGAAAATGCATCCAGTGTGAAGGCGGATCATTATGATAATTTGCCCATACACTATTTAAATCTTCATCAATAGTCATATAGTCTTGTTCGGGGGTAACATCAGGTGCATCAGCCCAACAAATAAGTACCATTATGTCAGTAGGTGGCCATTCATCATCCACGCTGATCCAAGTTGGCAACACCTGAGCACTGGCGTCATTCCATGCGGCATCCCAAATCAACCAAGCTTCATGACGAGGACTAGTTGGTAAATATCTGTGTCCTGTTAGTGCCTCTTGTCTATCTAGTTGACGTTTTAAACTTTCATAACTGCAATTACATTCTTTGGCATGAAATCTTTCAAAAGCTTCTCTTTTTTTATTTAGATCAATCATTACCTAAGCCCTCAAATATTCTTCTTTAGTCCACTCAACAAACTCTTTATAAAGCTGCTGGGCAGGTTTATTTAACCGGTTGTGATAGTCGATCGTTATGCGCCGCCAAGCTACAGGTACCGCATAATGCTTGGTTAGAAACATTGCTTGATCCATGCCTTGCCGGACTATTACGTAGCCCAGCAATTGCAAGTAGTACATAAAACCAAGCATGTGTTTTTGGCTCACTTTCTTGTACTGATCTTTCATGTTAGAAACCGTCCACTAATAAATAATCAGGGGTAGATTCTTGTTGAGTAGGTGTAGGATTCTCTAATTCATAGCGGCGTTTTCTCACATACCCCATTAGCTTCGGTTGAATCTGCGGATCTCGTGCAGCCACGTCTATTTCCAAAGCATCTAGCGTTGTAAGGTCTGGTGCAGTTTGGATTTGAACCATTAAAGAGGGTGGCTCATTAGCAGATGCCTTTTCTTTTTCTAGCTCTTCAAGACGTTTGTGAGTGGCGAGAAGGATAGGCTTCATTTGTTCGTCATCCCATGTGCGGGTATAACGATAAACCGCATTTACTTCTGCAGGTGTTTTTGACTCTTTTACACGCTGTAGAAGAGTATCTAGGGTTTGCTGATATTCTGGATCTACTTTAGGCTCGTTAGTTTCTGGAACTAATAGATCCTCGGATGATGAAACATAAGACTCCTCAGTAACAACAATTGCACTATCGAGATCCTCTTTTAAATCTTTAGTAGGCTCTTCAATTACTGTTTTTTCAGTATTAACCTGAGGTGATTTCTCAACTTCATTTTCTAAAGGCTTTTCTTCTTCAACTTCATCAGTTGGCTTGTTCAGAAGTTTGAGCATATCTTCAGCAAACTCACCTCCACTTACTTTGATAATGGCGCAGCAATGAGCAAAAGCATTATCAAAACTTGAGTGGACTTGGCCATGCTGAAGCATGCGTAATTGTCCTTTTGAACCATTCCACTTAAACTGCTGCACACCTAATTCAACAGTTGGACTTGGGTAAGAGCAAGTAGAACCTTTAGCTGGCGCTTCTTTTAATGGTTCAGGTACCTCAAATTCGCCAATAAAAATAGTTCTAGGCTTTAATTGAAATTCGAATTTATCAAAAACATCAAAGCCAAAGTCATAAGGGTTAAATGGTTCCCAGCCATTACGCTCAGTATTATTTACTAAAAGTAATTCACCGTTGGCCCAAGCAAGTTTGGCTTCAACTTTATTTAGAATTTTCATGCTGTCATCCCCGTTTTCGCTAATGTTTCAATGTCTTGTTTAACTGCTGGTAGTTTTGCTGCTTCAATTTGGATAAGGGCATCTATGCCGAAGTGTTCACAAACTGTTTTCACGTCTAGGCCGCGTTCAGCTATGAAGTTTTGAAGTTCATCTCTTTGTTGATCTGAGATACCGTTAAATTCTGGTGGACTAATCCAAGTGCCACGTTGCTTATCAAACGTGCAATTCAATGCTTTAGCTCTCATTAACATTGCTTGTCGCATGTTCTGGTAATACATGTGTTCTTTATCAAGCGACTCAGTTAATTGATTAAGGTCACCTGCATGCTCAGCTTCTTCACAGCTTTGTTTCCAGTTTTCTAGCTCTTCTTGGGCTTTAGCTGCTGCAAGTTGTGCAGGCGTTAAGGTGTTAATGTGATCTTTAGCTTGAGTAATCAGGTCAGCCAAGAAAGTAGGGTGTGCTTTAAGATCAGGTACCCACACTTCACCGGTTTCACCGCCTAAAGCACCTGAGTTTTTCGCATGATGTGTAGGCGAAGGTTTGAAATTAATAACGCGGGCATTTTTACCTTCACCAGTAGTAACAGTTGTTAGATAACCCATGACATCTGCGATACGGTAAAGCTCGTTACGGTTTTTACCACCTAGATCTGGTCGGTAAATAATTTGATCACCGTTTTGATCTTCTGATGCGTGTGCAATGAAAACAACATCTTTACCTAAACTGATCAAAGTATTGATGTATTGCTTGAACGTTTGGTTCGCTAAACCTTGAGCCTTTAACTTTAAAGAACCATCTTTTTGACGGTTATTTGCCGTAAGTAACAGGTGGGTTTTAATGCATTCAAGCATTGCACCCACGGTATCAATGACTACGGTTTTATATGGTGCTAAGTCCTGCGGAGTAAGGTTTGCAACATCACTCCATTGTTGAACCTGTACAACCGCACCTCGACGTAATTCACCAGTACGGTGAGCACCACGGTCAAAGTCAAAAGAAATTGCTTTTTCCGCAGTAAAGCCCATCGATGATTTACCTAAACCCGGATCAGCGTATAGGTACACAATAATTGCTTGAACCAATAAAGTTTGGTCAGCAGTAATAATCGGTAGAGCCATTATTCTTATCCTTATCTTGAGCCTGTAAAACCGCGTTTTTGCTTATATGCTTTGCGGTCATAAGTAGGGATGTTTGTTTCACGCAGTTTTATTGCGAGCTGCTTTCTGCGTTGGAAATCAATTTCTTGTGTGAGTTCATTCCAAACTTTTGGATAGTCAGTTTGGAACCTGAACACATTTAAAGGCGTCTTAAATCCGTCTTTAACTTTGTAAAGAACTGAGCCATTAGCATTAGATGCGTACACTTGCCAGCCAATGCGAACAGAGTAGAGGCCCTTATCATCACGGCCTAAAAATGACTTGTAGCCGTCAGGGTGCTTTTTGAAATTAGACATCTTTAAGCCTCCACCAACTTGTTACGTTCGATGAAGCCTTTTAGAAGGCCATTGATGTTTCGGATGTCTTCAAATTCGGTGAAATCGTTATATGACTTACCATTAACATCAGTAATTTCATTTACTGTGAGTTGAGTAATTTCAACAGCAGTGAATTCAGAACCCGGAACGCCGTAACTGTCTGGATGAGCTTCAAAATCAAAGCTAACGTTTAAACGGAAACTATCTAATTTGATTACGGCAACGCCAGAATGTTTACCTGTGATTTTGGCAGTTAAGACACCGTAAGTACTTGGTTGAGTCTTAGGGGTAAATAGAGAAGGGGCTTCTTTTGCTTGGAAAGCTGGCTGCAATTGGCAAGCAACTAAAGAACCACCAGAAATTGCAAGAGCAGCCATGCTGACAAATGCAAAGGAGTTGAAAGGGGTAGCTTTTACGTTCATAATTGATCTCGCAGTTTGCAAAAGCACATCGGACCTGGGGAGGGGCGGTGTGCTTTTTTGTTGTCTGTGAGATAAATATTAGGTAAACCTAATTATTAAGTCAATAGGTATTCCTAATAAAATTAGAAATACCTAATTTTTGTGCTTTAATAGACAAAAGAAAACCCACACGGGGTGGGTTGGGTGAGAAGGGTAGTGTTTGATTTTTATTTATTGCTCATTACTTTGCTTCTGGCCTCTCTCGCCTCTTTACGAGCCTTAAGGGTTTTCTCAAGCATAGATATTTCTTTTAAATCACTCCATGCCAAAAAGAAACTTAATATTGAGGTTAAGCCTACAGATAAGACTAATGCTAAAAGATGCTGATTTGATAGTAAATTCAATGCATTGAAAACATACATTCCAAAAACAATCACTATAAATAAAATGGCAACATATAGTGATGATTTGCTCCTTATATCCACAGTAGACGTGAGGCGATCCCGCTCTGATTGATTTAAACCATCAAGCTTCAATGCATCGAGCATACCTTTGTAGGCTAGATAAATTTGACTTAACGGTAATAACAAAACAAAGGAAAATTGAACCAAGTTGATATTTACATCAAGGGCAAGAAATTTAAAAGTAACTGAAAAAATGACAAATAGAGCTACTAACACTAATGCAATAAATTTAGCGTTGTTGTAAAACGGCAAGTAGCGTTTAGCCATGATTAATCACCAAAATTAATATTGGTAGTCATCCAATTGTACAATTGAACTTTAAGGCCGTCGTTATAAACTTTATTATTGATTGTTTCAACAGATATTTTTCCACTCATCTTTAAGTTATCCGCTGTGACCTTAGTACCATCTTCAAGAGTTATAACATAATCATCATTATGTCTCATAGATGATGCAACAGTATCAATTACTTTTTGCCCGCTTTTGGATGTTTTTCGATTATAGGTGAGTGTTAATTTAAGCTTTAAATTAGCGTCATCAAGGCCATCTTCAAGTTTTAAATCATCCAAATCGACACCAAATGCAGTTTTTAAAACATCAACCACATTTTCTTCGATTTTGTAATCAATCTTAGCTGGTACGTTCGACTCTATTTTGTGAATCGGTTGCAATTCTGTTGATCCAATTCCAGATGAGATTGAGATGGTCTTGGCTGGCGTTGATTCCAATTTTTCTTTAATTGCCGGGTTCGGAGCATCTTTTAAGATTAAGGCACTATTCGCTGGTAAGGCTTTAGCTGCTTCACCCAAAAGCCAACCTAAATAAGACTCAAGAGTTCTTGCTGTTAATGATCTGGATTGAATAATTGCAACATGATTATCAATCACTCCAAAATATAAAACACTATCAATAAATTCTTTGCGCACTACTTCAACAGATTCATCCTCATCATCAGGTAAATCTTCCGTTAAGTAAGTTTTGATTGGGAATTCGGTAGCACTATCATTGTCTATTTTTAAAACAGCTTGAGCTTTACCAGACTCCACTATGATTAGCTCTCCAAAGAACATACTTTGATGTGAACTTGCGTGATTTATAAGGATAAAATCATCTTTAGTAGCCGATACAAATTGCTGCCTATTAATAGCTTTATGATAAAAAGAGTCTTTATCTAATAGTTGGGCTTTAAGTAAGTTTCCAAGGTTCGCGCCTTTTAGAAAGTCTACTTTTTTGTAGTGTACGGTTTTGTCTTTTACAACTGTCTTACTCATTATTTTCCCCACCCGATCTGTTGTAAAGACTGTGTCGGGTTCACAGCTTATTAATCTTTGGTGTTATTAATTTTCTGCCCAAGTTTTCCTTCTTTAACCAACTGCACAACCTGTTCATTTGTAAGGACTGGAATAAATACCTTGTCGCCAATATCTTTAGAAAGAATCTTTACTTCTTCGGCTGTTAGCACCAAAGCTTCACCATGTTTCGCAGCATCATTGATGCGAGCAATAATCTGGTTGATTGGTCGTTTTGAATTGTCCATAAGTCTTCCTGTGATTAATGCGAATAAGGATGTTCTTGTCTATGCTGACTTGGCGGCACGATATCTGTAATAGCGGTAATACTTTCAACCTCGTCCATTTCAAAGAAAAATCGCTCACCACCATTCACAGAAAGCAAACTTAAAACCCCACCATTGATGCCGACAAATTCTTTAATTGTGCATCTTCCATCCTTCAAGCATACCTGAACAAACTCATTCGGCACGAGTTCCGCATCTGGATCACAAACCACATACCATCCATTACGGATAGCTGGAAACATTGAGTCGCCAGTGCCTTTAATACCATAGGCTCTTGGTCCTGCTGAGTGAGTTGGAACATACCCATCTCCAGCATTGCCTTCATAACCCATATCTGTGAAATAGCCATCCATGCCCATCTTGGAGTAAGCCTTAACAGGAACCCAACGCTTAGATGATGGGATAAACGGTTTTTCGATAATTGTTGAAAATAAAAGAGCTTCATCACTATCACTAATGTTGTATTTCTTTTTGAACTCTTCGATATCCAGTTGTTTAAATTTATCTCTCGTGCTTGATTGAATCTCTCCCGTGCCAGATGCAAGCCATGAAGGATTAACATTCAAAAATTTTGAGGCACGTAATAAATTTTCACCTTCCATTGTTTTGGATTTTCCAGACAGCCAATCACTCACAGAAGGAGGTTTAACTCCTACTGCACGAGCAAGCTCAACACCTTTAATCTTTTTAGGTGGCAAAACTTCCATGGCATACCTAAGTCGTTCAGCAAGAGTATTCATACAACTATCCTCACAATGTTAGGAAATCCTAACATAAATAAAATTAGGTATTCCTATTGATTTAATATAAGGAATGCCTAATAATTAAAGAAAAATTAGGAGCACGTTATGAATGACGCACAACTTATAGACAAGCTAGGTGGTGTCACAGCGGTAGCAAGACTTCTGGGGATTGCTCCGTCATCAGTTAGTGGATGGAAAGCTATCCCCCTTGATAGAAAAATCAGGCTAGCAGTTATTGCTGAAGATCTTGGTTTAACAACGCGAAAAGAGCTTTTCCCTGATAACTATCAAGATATTTGGATTGAACTTCGTCCCCAGACGACAAAAAGCAAAAACCTTGGATCATTAACCGCTTAGGAACTAAACCATGAGCAAAGTATCAAATGAATTGCCTGCAAGCGCTAGCAATAACGAATCGCTCATATTGCAAGCACTTAACGCTAGCAATCAAAGACAAGTAGCAGAGATGATAAATGTCGATGCAAGCATCCTTTCACGGATGAAAACAGAAAAGAAATCAAATGGATGGACTGAGATTGAGTTTATTAGCTTTTTGTTGACAGCCATTGGTTTGAAGGTTGTGCAAGAAAGTGATGTGTATTGCTCACCTGAAATTGCAGAAGCAACGCGAGTCTATTTAGCACATGCATTCACTTCACCTGAATACATGCGGATTTTATTCAAATAAAAAACCACTACCTGCTGTAACAGGAGTGGTTAGGCATTCAATTGAGGTGGATCAAATGAACACGAATAATCTATCAAATCAAGAACAAATAATCCAGAGCTGGTTTGAACCGGCTCTCCACACACTTAAAGCATTAATCAAAAAGTGTGAAGAAAACCTAGAGCGAATCAAAGCTGATACTAAAAATGCAGCTGTAAAGCGAGATGAATTTAAAGAGGTTTTAGTGCGTCAGCATCGTATTACGTACAACCATGCTGAGGAAATTATTAGTAGCCTTAGCCGTGCTGATCGTATTCGCTTCTTGGGTAGCACATACATTCAGATTAAAGAAGGCGGTGAAGCATGAATAAAATTTTATTTGGTGATTGCCGCGCATTGATGAAACAAATGATTGAGGAAGGGCTAAAAGCTCAAACATGCGTAACTTCACCACCATATTTTGGTTTACGTGATTACGGTGTTGATGGTCAATTAGGCTTAGAAAATACCGTTGATGAATACGTTCAAAACATGGTTGAAGTTTTTCGTTTAGTGCGAGAGCTGCTCCATGAAGATGGCACACTTTGGCTAAACCTTGGTGACAGTTATGCGGGTTCTGGTCGGGGCATGACACGTACAGGTTTAAACGACGGTAAGAATCCAAAAACTAAAGGACTAGTTCTTCCTAAGCAAAATGCAGCCCAATCAAATTTAAAGCCGAAAGATCTAATTGGTATTCCATGGAAAGTAGCTTTTGCTCTACAAGCTGATGGTTGGTATTTGCGCCAAGATATTATCTGGCATAAACCGAACCCAATGCCTGAAAGTATTACTGATCGTTGTACCAAAGCACATGAGTATATTTTCTTATTCAGTAAATCACGTAGATATTATTTTGACCACGTAGCAATTAAAGAACCGGTTGCAGAAAGCTCAATCAAAAGACTTTCCCAAAATCTTGATCAACAACATGGCAGTACTCGTGCCGTGATGAAACATAACGGTCCAATGAAAGCCGTTTACTCGAGATCTTCGCGCGATAGTTTTAAACGCAAAAATAGTAAGAGAGCTGCTGTTATTCCAAATCAAGCATATGGAACTCATAGATCAGAAAGATCAGAAAGCGAGTATGACTTACTTACTCGTAATAAGCGCAGTGTTTGGCAAGTTTCTACAAAGCCATACAAGGGTGCTCATTTCGCAACATTTCCAATGGACTTAATCGAGCCATGTGTATTAGCAGGATCTCGAGTCAATGATGTTGTATTTGACCCATTCATGGGATCCGGAACAACAGCAGCTGTAGCACTAATGCATAACCGTAATTATTTAGGGTGTGAATTGAATCCTCAATATTACGAATTGCAGCAAGAACGCTTTGAGAAAGTATTAAAAGAGAGGGCCGCATGAACTATTACCAACACCATATTGGTGACTTCAACAATGCGACTCGCCACCTCAGTTTAATTGAGCGTGCGATTTACCGCGACTTATTAGATATGTATTACGACACAGAAAAGGCGATTGATGCATCAAGCATTGATCGTCTAGCACGTCGTTTGCAATGTACTACCGAAGAGCAAAAAGAAGCTCTCAAATATGTACTTGATGAGTTTTTCATTCTTGAAGAAGGTGTTTATCGCAATAATCGTTGTGAACGAGAAATTGCTGAATATCACGGGAAAAAGAAACAAGCGAGTGAGGCTGGTAAGGCGTCTGCTGCAAAACGTGCAGCGAAAAAGAAAGGCTCGTCCAACAGTGATTCATCAAAAGATGATCAAGCGTCTAACGAAAATTCAACGGTCGTTGAAAATCCGTTAAACGAAGAACAAACGGATGTGCAACCAACCAATAACCATAAACCATTAACCATAAACCAAGAACCAATTATTGATAGTAGTAGTAATGCGCGTGAAGAAAATTCGCAATTTACACCAATCCAATTTGCTCAGTATCAGATCGATGATCACAAGCGTTACTCAATGCGTGAATTCATTTCTGAATACAGCGAGTTTCAATACGATTTCATTTCACTTGCTCAACAAAGATTTGTTTCGGTACCTGAAATCGACTTGAGAACCATGATTCAAAATTTCGGTGACTGGTACTTTGCAAACGAATCAAGTTCGTTGAATACACCAAGCATCTGGTTGGTTAAGTGGTTCTCTTGGGTTCAAAACAACGAGAAACAAGTTGCTGCAAACCGCAAGAAACAAGAGCAAATCAATTCAGCTGGTCAAAAACCACAAGAGTCGGGTTACTTCGCTAATCTTTTTGAAGAACAGAGCGAATCTCAAATCGTGGATGTAACCCCAGCAAAAAAGTTTCCAATGATTGAGGAGGTAGGTCATGCATGAGATTACCTTGAACGAAGTGCGTCAATTAATCGCATCTCTTCGCACTGTTTACGCTGCTCAGTTCAATAAGCAATTTCCAGCAACAGGCGAAAGCGCAATTCCTCTGTCAGTGGTTGAGCAAATCGCACTTAAAACACTGGTTGGCGTTCAACAAAACCAATTTAACAACGCACTTGCTCGATTACTTACAGCAGGTGGACGTTTTATGCCGTCATTTGCTGAGTTTCGCACCTGGTGTATTGGTGAAAGTTGGATGTCTCCAGAAGAAGCTTGGTCTCGCGCATGTAAGTTTACAACTGACCGTTCCGTGGTTATTACCCAAATCACTAAGTACGCCTTAGACGAGGTTATGTATTTGATCGAAGCCGGCCAAATGCGAGCAGCTCAAGATAATTTCTTCGGGACCTACAACGTGATGGTTGCTAAAGCTCAGTTAAAAGGCCGTCAGCAAGAGTTTTACGCTCCACCGCTACAACTAGAACACAAAGAACCTAAACACGTTCCTGTGAGCAATGACGAGGCTCAAAAGCATCTCAAATCATTGATGGAAAGATTAAAAATCAATGGTCGTAAACCTGCACCAGTTCAAAAACTTGAGGCAAAAGAAAAAGAGCCTGAGCTTGCAAAAGAATTAGGTCCAGATCCTTTCGACAATCCGCACGAATACGCTGAGATGTGCCGCCGTGAAGGTATGCCAATACCTAGAAATATTCTTCAGCTAATTGATGGGGCGAATGCATGAAAGCATCTAAATTGATTAGAGATAAAGGACTGCAATACGCGAAGGAAATCGTAGATTCAGCACCCGATAACGCAACTGAATGGAACGAGGGTTATGAGTTCCAATGTGGTCAAAGTGTAGAAATCAGCCCAGCAGATCGTGAGAAGTATTTTGTAGATTTGGTTGAGCTTAAACGTCTGGTGGAGTCTTTGAAAATCATCAGCGATTTAGGTGGAGTTGAGAAGCTAACGCCTGCATTCATTACGACAGATAAGCATGTTGGTTACACGCATGTTCGCATGGTGGGAAATGGGAGATTGAGCTTTCTTGATGATTTTTGCGACTTCATTCCAGATGGTTCCATTTCAATTAAGCGTGTGATGACTGCTATCCGCGACCACGAATCAATATACGGAGGCGGTGAATCTCATGCCAACTAGATATAACACAGGCGAGTATAGCTACGCTCTTGAATATCACTATGGAGATATGTCAGCAAGCATGGAGATGCTTAGAGCACGTTTAATTGAATTGTTGACTCCTCATCTGTCTGGCCGTTATGTGAAATGGAGAGAAGCATATTTCACATGGTTTACAAAGTGCGGCGGGGATTCGGGGTGGATGTTTTGTGTAGGTCCACACGAATTTCATATTGATGGGGCGTTAAGGCGCTATTACTCAGGTTCTATTGATATTACCTACAACCAGAAAGATCGATATTTCTTGGTGGGTGAGAAAAAGAAAGTCAAATGTAAGGCTTGTAAGGGGTTTGGCTTCATTCGAGATGATGGGTGGGGGCATATAGATAAATGTGAAATGTGTGATGCAGAAAAAGGAGCCAGCCATGAGTGAGTTTGAGGGTAAATCTGGAAAGTGGGCTTGGGAGATTCAAAAAGAACAACAAGCGAAAGTGGAGGAGCTGCAAAAGCGTTTAGATGGGGCATTAAAAGAGACTCAATATGCTTTGCAGTATGTTGAAGAAGACATGCGCGGCAATCATGAATTTCTACAAATGGCAATGATTCGAACCCTTAAAGCTATAGAGCAAGTGCTCAAAGGTGGTGCTTGATGTCATCAGTCAGCATTGCTGAATACCGCAAGTTATTTCCCATAAAGAAAAATAAAAAGCGCCGTTCAGCAAAGCAAGTTGCCAGACAACCAAGTGTGGGTGAAGTGGTTCTGGCAACGCATTTAAGAGCATGCAAGATTGGTTTTGAACAGGAATATAAGTTCCATCCTGAACGCAAATGGAGAGCAGATTTTTTAATAAAGGGTTCAAAGATTTTGATTGAGGTAGAAGGCGGGATCTGGAGCGGAGGCCGTCACACAAGAGGTAAGGGCTATTTAGGGGATATGGAGAAATACAACTCCGCAGCAATGATGGGTTTTACAGTTTTACGGTTCAGCACAGAGCAAGTGAAAGCAGGCGTGGCGATTAAACAAATTGAGCAATTGGTGGGATGAAAATGAATATGCCAGTACAACAACACATTTTACAAGCGGTCGATTGGTCTAGATTTAGTTTTGAAGAGTGGTGTCGCCAGCTTGGAGCTTGGCTAAACGGCGATACCGAAACAATGGTCAAAATTGTTAAGACGATGCCAACAAAACGCATCACTCAAAAACAAAGAGAAAAATTAATAGCTATGTATATGAGCGATGAAAATCTAAAAGATCGTTTATGCATTCGCCGTAAGGGTACTTGCTGTGAGTTAAATGACAATGAGGCACGTGCAATCCATAGATTGATTATTGATATTAAATTAATTGAAGACCATATTTTACAAGAATGGATCTCAGCAATTTGGTCACATCATGTTATGGGCAATTCATTACGTGATATTGCTCAAAGTAATGACACTTCAGTTAATCAAATCAGACAGGATTTAAAATGTGGTATGGCTTATATCAAAAGTCGAAATCCGCATTTCAGATTTGAAACTTTTGAAAAAACCGCTTGAGTGTGCGCACGGGGTATGGCATATTTGTGATACAGTGTTGGAAGTGTAAGTAAATCACTGGTATTAAAGCTCATCAAATGATGGGCTTTATTATTAGAGTGAATTAAATGACTTTAGAAATATGTAAACTTTGCGGAGAAGAAAAAGAGTTACAACGCTCTCATGTAATAGGTAAAGTTGTTTTTAGTAAGATTTTAAGAGAAGTAGAAAATGGGTATGCAATCAATATCTCTATTGGAAAAAATCAAATAAAGAAAAGTACAGATACATGGGATTCAAAATTGCTATGTAAGGATTGTGAAAGATTATTTAATCAAAAATATGAAGACTACTCTTATCATGTTTTAAGAAGAGAACAAAAAGGCATTTTAACAAATGAAGGTCCACACGGAATTTATTTTAGTAAAGTAAATACCTATAGAGTTATTCTCTATTTCTTCTCAATCTATTGGAGAGCGGGTTATTCAACTCACTCAGCTTATTCCAATGTTGTAATCAATGAAGGTATTAGTAATCATTTAAAACAAGTTTTCAAAGATGAAGCAAACTTAAACCCTAAAGCCTTCAGTGTTAGAGTTAGGTTGTTAAAAGATGAATCCGGAGGATTCCCTCCAGAAAGCCTAAAGCGAATTATCATAAATCCATATAATAGAATTCAAGGTAAAGGGTTTGTTTTATGCATGATTTACGAAGGATTCTTTTTTGAACTATTTTGTAATGCTAGTACTTTTAAAGATAGACAAGCACCTGGTTTTTTAAATAGAGCAAAAGATTCATTTTTTGTACCTTATGTAGATTTATTTGATATCCCCGAAGTTGTGCAAACACTTGCTGATGGTCTAAAAATTCATAATGAGACACCCGATGAAAATAAAATTAAAATATAAATAGCAATTGAGGTGTAGGATAGAGTCGTATCTTGAATTGGACTTGTAATGAAAATATGTATTGGTGGTGATCTTAATGGACAAGTGGTTGAGAAGGATGTTTATTCATTTAAAGCAGCTGATATAGATCCTGAGAAAAAGTCAGAGTATTTCACCCAGAGTTTTATACTGGGTGATAAAACTCATAGATTCTGGATTAGTAACGATATTGATTTTCATGAAGCCTGCAAAATCGTTGAAAAGATGATTAGGCATCAAGCTTAATAAATATATATATTGATAAAAAACGATTTATATATTAAATTATGTGAACTGTTTATCGGTTTACGTTAATTTAAGTTTTATAGTCCGTACTTTCCCCAAGGTGCGGACTTTTTTTTATCTCGTCAAAAATAATGATTGGAACTAGGGTCCTTTTAAATAAATCAAACGGTCAATAATTCTGGAACTAAGTGTTTTTAAGGATTTTGTCATGCAAGAAGAGTTTCAAGTCTATGTAAATCTTACTTGCTTGATTTGAGGTCGTTATGATTAAAAAAAGTAACCGCCGTCAGTGGAGCGAGTTTTTCTCCAATAATAAAAGACAGGAATTCTTTAAGGATTTCAGTGTTTCATCAGGTAATGACAAAGTTAAAAAGCATAAAGCTAGCTCAAATAAACATGTGTTTTTCCCGTGCCATGTAGAAAAAGAAAATGATGGTGAAAATAGTGTGTATAGGGGAAGTACAGGTGGTGTTATCATTTTTGGTAAGCAATACATCACAATCAAATTGCCTTATGGATTAAGCGCTAACGAGATTTGGCGGGCTACAATTGATCAGAACGGAAAGCAAAGAAATAGTCTTTCAGTAGGTGCTAAAAAGTATAAGGACAAGGTTCAAAAACAATATGGACCTATGTTTAGAGCACTTAAGTTAAAAGCTATCGATCAACTTTGTGAAATACGGTTAATTGTTCAGCCACCACTTAAAACTCGTTCTTACAGCGCTAAAACTTATCCACGATTTGATATTGATAACTATCCAAAACTACTAATTGATAGTGTCAAAGGTGATGGCTTGTTATTCAAAGACGACAATATTTTCATAAGTGAACAAATTAAGCTGGCAGAACCATGTGAAGAGGGTTGTGTCTGGCTTTCGTGCGTTTTTACTGATGAAACTGATTGGTTGTCAAAAACTGTAGATTTTGATTGGTTAGCTGGGAGAAGCATTTAAATGGCGAAAAAGAGCGATTTGCAACGTCGAGTACTTATTGGAAGAAAACTTGCAATGGCGCGTGATATGGCTCAATTACGTCAAGAAGACGTAGCTTTAGAGATATTCGGTACACCACATAAAAACCGAATGAGTGAAATCGAAAATGGTAAGTTAATGCCAGATGCAGAATTACTTTCGGTGCTATGTCAAAAATACGGTGTTTCAGCCGACTGGGTTCTTGGTTTTACTATTGAGCCAGAACTAGACAAAACAGCTTCTGTAGCTGGTATTCTGTTTAACAGTCTAGGTGAAATGATGAGTGAATACACTCAAGCCATGGCATTTCAATTAAGTATGGCTGCAGCACAGCATATTGCATCTTTCCCGAAAGCCTTAACTGTAGAGCTGCTTGAAGCATCAAAGGGGCTGATTCAAGCTTGTTTATCGCAAGACCAGTCTATTCAAGAAAAGGTTTTACCTGAACTTCACACTCTTATGCGTATTGTTCGTGAGTGTGAACAGAATCGTGCAAAACAAATCCGTAATTTAGAGATGGCTATTGATGATGTTTTCCAGCGTGAAGAGAATGATTTACAGCAAAAAGCTTTAATTGATCTTATCCAAAATAAAAAACGTTTTAGCAAGGCTTCTTTACAGCAGCAAGCTTTAGATGAAGTGAAACAAATAGGTCTATTTGCTGAATAAGGGATAGACTTTAATGGCTCGCAAGATTGAATACTCGGAAGAAATTTGGAACCGGCTAAAAGAAGTCTATGAATCTTCACCTAAGATTACATGGCAAGCTTTAGTTGATCAGGTTGGCGAAGAACTCGGTTGTGAGATGCCTTCGCCATCCGTTGTACGCCGTAAAGCACTTGCTGAGAAATGGAAAAAGAAAGCTAAATCTTTAGTCAAAAAGACAGCCCAAGAGCTCAATAAAGAGATTAAAAAATTGACCAAAAAAAATAATGGTCAAGAAGATACACAAAATACTGATAAATCAGAAAAAAGTGATAGTCAAAATTCCGTCAAAAAAACGTCAAATATTGCTGAATTTAATAGTCAAAACTCTAAAAATAATGGTAATAACAACGGCGGGCGTTCTACAGTCAACGAGAACTATCTAAAGTCAGCTCTTGTTGTCAAAAATAACCGTATACGAGCTCATAAGCTGGGTGAGTTAATTACAGATACTATCGATAGTGTTATTCATATTAGAGATGAAGTCCTTAATCTGAATAATCCTACTGAAGATGAATTAGCGCTGGTTAAGTTTAAAATGGGCTTGATTAGTCAAGTGGTTGATTTGAACGTTAAACAAAGTATCAGCATTTCTAACATTGCTCGAACTGAGGCAATGTTCTGGGGCTTAGATGTAGATGATCTTAAAGACCAATCGGAAGTTCAAGCACGGCGTAGTTCAGTTATTTCAGGTGCTGAAGAAAGAATGGCAATTGCAAAAGCTAATATGAAAAAGAAAAAAGAAGAGGCGTTTATGCGTAAGTTAGCGTTAATTGAAGCTGGTGAAGTGGAGCCTGAAGATAGTAGTAATGAATAGTTTGTAATTTTAAAGGTTTTTTTTGAGGTTATTATCACGTGCTTACTATAATGTAGAGAACACTAACAATTTAGGAGAATGTTCACTATGTCATCTAGTATTACCGCTGCTGAAGCTGCAAAAATTGCGGAGCAAAGCAATCCAACCGTTCTTGATATTATTAATATTCTCAGTAATGCAATTAAAGCTGACTCGTGTTTTGGAAAACGGTTTTCCAGTTGGAGTTTTGACAAAAGTGCCGTGAGTTTAGAGTATTTAGAAGAGGCAAAAATTCATTTCTCAAAATTAGGTTATGTAGTAGAAATTATTACTGATAGCCCTGTAAGTAACACTTTTAAAGTTAACTTTTAAGTCTAGGAACTCATCATAAATTCATAGTTAGTAAGTTGCAAAAATGCTCTATATCAGTATGGGGCATTTTTGTTATGGCAAATTCAAATCACAATGATACAGTTTTATCCTATGACGAGCTCGGCTTTATCATTGGAATGAAACGAGTTGAAAAAAAAGTTAGTACGATTGATTCAAACATTGAAAAGATCATTGGTATCCTTACTCAAAGCTTTGAAGAGCAAAAAGCACAATTTGCACAGCCTCAGCCTAAACTGACTGAATTTCAAAAGATGCTTAATGCTGTCAATAATAGACAAGCTTTAGATTTTGAAGATTTATTAAAAGACAAAGCTAATCCAATCACTCAATCTTTTGTTGTAGCAGACAAGCTGGTCAAAGACTTTGCTGATGTTTTGGACCAATCAATTAATGACCTTAAAACAGTAGATAAAAAACAAATCAACAAATCTAATGGGCGAAAGCCCGCTATAGAAATTAATAGTCATGATGACTTATCAAAAATTGTAAATCCTAGTGTACCAGAGCGTGACGAAAAAGGCCGTTTTGTATCAAACCCTAATGAACCCCAAAACCAATCATCAATTCGTAAAGTTGCCCAAACGATATCTACGGCGATTAAAGGAGTAATGCCGAACTCAACACAAGGTGTAGATCCTACAGTTGACGCAATCAATGAAGTTGGTCATTTACTTTCACCTGTACGCCGTGCAGCAGGATTAGCTTTGCGGCCATTAACTGGATTGATGCGTAGTAAAAAGAGAAATGAGCCATTACCTCGTGAACAAGAGAACCATAACCGCAAACAAATAAAGTTATTGCAGCGTATTGCCGATAATTTGGCGTCTAAGGGTGGTTTGTTAGGTTCTCTAGGGAAATTGCTTACTTCCGTGTTATCTGCTGGTGGTGGGCTTCTAGGTGGTGCTCTAGGCAAAGGAAAGAAAGGTGTAGGGAAATTAGGAAAGGGCTTAGGTAAATTTCTTAAGTTTGGCCGTGGTCTACCCGTAATAGGTGCATTGGCTGCTGGTGCATCATTATTAGATTGGAATGAACAAAGCACACAAGAAAAAGGCGGTACTGTTGGTAGTCTTGCGGGTGGAGTAATTGGTGGTACTGTCGGGTCTTTATTTGGTCCAGTTGGAACATTAATTGGTGGTATGGCTGGTTCTTGGATTGGGAATAAGCTAGGTACCGTAGTTGCGCCGTATTTTAAAGAGTGGACAGATTCATTAATTGCTGCAGATGTACCAGGTATTATTAATACTGCTTGGAAAGGGTTTGTTAACTATGCAACCAATGCTTTTGAACTGACAAAAGGTACAGCATCAAAAGTTGTAGACGGTGTTAAAGATACTGCTAGTGATACCTTAGATTTCATTAAGGATAAATTTAATCGCTTTAATCCATTTCATGACGGCGTTCCCACATGGGGCATTGGGCAAGGAGTTTATAAGCCGGGTTTTGGAGCAAATAAAAATGTACCTGCTTATGGATCAACTATTTCTCCAATTGGTGAAAAAACTAAGGAAAAGCAACTTGCAGTTTACAATGCTATGAAGAAAGCAGGTTTTAATGATAATTGGGCTGCTGGTTTAACTGCTTCCGTTGGTCGAGAAAATGATTATCGAGATGAATACTTGTTTGGTAAACATCAAGATAAAGCTGGTGGAATAAATATGGGAATGATTTCTTGGCAAGGAGCTCGTAAAGACCGGCTTACGGCATATATGAAGGAAAGGGGATTACTTGATGCAAACGGTAATATGGTACGGAGCCAAGCAGCTTTAGATGCACAAGGTGCATTTATGAAGCATGAAATCGAAACGAATCCAGAATATGCTTCAGTTAAAGCTTATATGCAGAAAAACCCAAATGCATCAAAAGAAGATATTGCCCGAGTTCTCGGCACAAAATATGTAAGATGGGCGTATGGGCAAACAAAGCTTCGCAATGGGAAGTCATTTGATTATAGACCGCATTTAGAAAAGGAATATAAATACAGAGCTAACATTGATAAAACCGTTCAGGAACAGAAAACTAATCTACCTAAAGAAAATACCCCAGCTGTATCAGATTTGAAATCAAGTCATATTGTGGAAAATACAAGAGCTAAAGTTGCTAGTGTTTTAAGCACCCAAAAAGCTATCGTTCCCCAAGCTACTACAAAAGCAAAACCTTCATTAAATAATCAAAATAGATTATTAACTAATGTCACGCCGTTTAAGCAACCTTTAAATACTCCTAACCCACAGGAAGTCGTTGTTGTTAATGGTAATAATGGTAATATCAGTCAGAATGTAAATGATAGATTCCTAGCACATGCTTTAACTGGTGGGATAGGAATGGGAAACTTAGAAGGTTAGTTTATTAATGACTCTTAGAGCTTTAAATTTAACGGTATTAATTACTATGCTTGCATTAGCTGGTTGTAATAAAAATAATGAGCAACCAGCTGAAGGAGCTAACTCAGCAATGCAAGAGCCCGTTAAAGCGGAAGCAATTTACGATTTTACATCTTTAAATGAATCTGATTTTTTGAATCAAAGTATTTTAATAAATGACGACAAAACCTATAGAGGAATTAGATTTCATGATTATGATGTAGGTACAAAATTAATAGGTGCAGCGAGTATCGAATCAATTCAGAAGGTTGATAATCATACTTTGGCTTTGGCATCCTCAAGGCCATTAATAAATCAAAAAGCTGGTTTATATGGGGTACTGGCAAATAAAGCTAATTTTGATGGTAATTTAGTTGTTTTAGTTTTTGATCCAAATGTACAAGCAAGGGTTATAGAAGGCGACATAATTGCATTTAAGGGCACTGTTGCGCCGTCAGACGTTTTTACTTATACAAACCCAAAAACTAACCAAATTGAAGAGTTACCAATTATATATGTTCATTTTTATCAAGCTGGCGAACTATCAATACAAGGTATTAACGATTATTTAAAAAAACAATTTTCTGAAATTCCTAAAATCATTCAAGACAAAATTCTCCAATATGAAAAGCTCAATGATTCATGCCGTGGTGGTTCGGGTGATGACCCAAAAACTATTGAAAGTTGTGAAGAAAGAGATACTTTATATGTCGATATTAAAAATGGCGGATGGTGTTGGGGCTCTGAAAACGAGAATGCTGCAGGAAATGATTTGAATTGGCTACCATGTACTAAAGATAGATATAAATAAATTAAGAGTGGAGCAATTAGATGTATAAATTCATGAGAATTACTTTTTTAATTATGAGCACGATTACTTGTTCAGTTACTTTTGCTGGTATAGATAAATGCTCAAATTTGCCAAATCAATCGGCTTTAAATACTTGCTCATCAAATGTTTTGAATTCTGCAAATCAGAAAATTAATTCCGTTTATGCAAATTATATGAAAGAGCTTAACCCAACAGAGAAACTTCAATTAAAAGAGGCTCAAAGAGCTTGGATTCAATACAAAGAAAAAGATTGCCAATTTCAATCTTCACCTGTTTTAAAGGGCTCTTTATATCCATTTGTTCATAATGCATGTTTAGTAGAAAAGACAGAAAATAGAATTAAAGAACTACAAGATATGCAAGAGTGTAGATCAGGTAACGAACCTGGTTGCTTATAAATTCAATATTTGTAGAGAATATTAAAGGGATTGAATTATTCATTCCCTTGTTGTTCCTTTATGAGTTGTAAATATTTTTAATAATGGGGAAATTTGATGCTTATTGAATTGTACGATCAACTAAGAAAAAACTTAATAGAAATAAATGACTTTTACTTAGAACAATGTCAGCTCAAGCTTTTGAATCAATTTGATAACATCTCTCAAGAAGCTGATGAATATGAAGAAAAATGGCGGACTGAAAAAGAGAGCCATTACTTCAATAAAGATCCATATGATTCCTCTTCATTATATTATGATTCATATGATGCAAGTATTATCTTTTATCAAAATCTAAGTGATCTTCAACAGAATGTCAGATTTTCAGTTATTGCGGGAATGTATCATAGATGGGAAAAACAGTTTCGTTCATTCCTACATAATCAATCCAGATGGTGGGGATGTACTCATCAAGTCAGAAATGAAATTTGGACTCTGCCAGTTAACAAATTATTTATGCTTTTTAAAACTGATGAATTCGATATCGAAAAACAAGAGTTTTTTAAAGATTTTGATGCTTGTAGAGTAATTGTTAATGTTTTTAAGCATGGAAATGGAAGCTCATATAGAGAGCTGTGTAACAAGTACCCATTTTATTTAAAAGAAAATTATCATGGTATGGAAAATAATCCGTTGCCTTACTTTATATATGAACCTACATTTAATATTACGGATGATGACGTTGTTAAATTTTCAAAAGCTATTAGTGAATTTTGGCGCAAACTTAAAAATATTGAGAATGTTGAAGATCGAGAGGAATGGTTGAGAAGGACGTTTGAAAAGAGAAAGCGAAAATAATAGAACTGAACAAGTTAATAGAGTTATTCCTTTAATTAATATACAATTAGTAGGTTAATTTAATAATTTATTCATAGGATTTCGGAGAAAATGAAGTCTAGCAATATTTCTAATACCGTAGACTTGTTATCTTCTGATCGATTAAAGAGTTATAAATTATATTTTAATTTAAAAAATAATGAGGAGTGCATAGGTGTATACCTTTGGAATGATGCGCTCTCAACTGCTTTTTTTAAGTTGTTAAGTATTTTTGAAGTTGCATTTCGTAATATGGTACGGCTTTGTTGCATAAAGCCTTTGACGGCAGAGTTTTCCTAAGTTGCTAAAATTTAGGTTACAACTTGGGTATGAGGTCTGCCTAATTCTGTAAATTTATTTAATACGGCTACGCGTGCATGGATCTCATTCACTTGGCTGTCAAAATTCCTAGCACTGAGTTTATCGCCTAATAACTTGATGCAATGCATCTTAGTTTCAACCAAACTTCGCCGATGATAGCCTGACCATTTTTTCCATAGTGTGCTGCCTAAACGTTTAACTGTTCGAAGTAATTCATTTCGCTCTAGCGAGCTGATCTTTGTATCTTTCCATGGTTTCGCATTTTTTCTAGGTGGAATCACCGCATGCGCTTGCCTATCTACAATGACCTGACGGCATTTCTTGGTGTCATAAGCTCCATCGGTATAAACAGAGTCAATCTGCTCATCTTGTGGAATCTGATTAAGTAAATCACCAAGTACCTGTGAATCACTGACATTATTGGTTGTGAGCTGAATAGCGCGTATTTGCAGGGTTTTAGCATCTATACCAATATGTAATTTACGCCATTGGCGACGATATTCAGGCTGATGTTTCTTACGTTTCCATTCACCTTCACCTAAAAACTTCAAGCCCGTGGAATCGACGAGTAGATGCAGTCCATTACAACTCTTCTCATAGCTAATTTGAATATCAATCTGCTTTTGTCTTCTACAAAGCGTACTGTAATCTGGTGCTGCCCAATTTAATCCGCAAAGGTTAATCAGACTTTGAACAAAACCTGTGACCATACGTAAAGAGAGTCTGAATAAAGATTTGATCATTAAACAGCATTGAATAGCGGTGTCAGAGTAAGTTTGATTTCGACCATGCTTGCCTTGTGATTGTGCATACCACTGGGTCTTTGGATCGAACCAAATGGCAATATTCCCACGATTAATGAGAGCTCGGTTATATGCGGGCCAATTGGTTGTGCGGTAGATTTTTTGTGTAGGCTTCTTCATTTGAAAATTATATTGCTGAAGAAGCCCTTAAGAACAGCTTTGTGCAACAAAGCCATATGGTACATAAAGAATTATCGTATCTTTATTTTTCGCATAAAAATCAAGGACACATACATGATAATGATTGGTACATGTACCTTATGGACCAAAATATACTAAACTTGGAAACTCAAAAAATATTAAAAAAAATGACTCATAGGAAAAAGAAGGTTAATGGAATTACGACTTTAGTTCCTAAAACACAAAACATTCCAACTCCAGGTAAAGTTATAGCAAATCAGACATTTGGTTTTTGGATTAAACTTATTGAATTACATCCTTCTATTGATTGGCCTGAAGTTTTCTTTAAGGGTTTTAAAGATCATTTTGCTGTAAATAAAAGTTATTGGGATACAAATGCTATAGACGATTTGATTATTCGGTTAAGACAGGTTCTATCTTTAAGAAATCGTATTGCTCACCACGAGCCATTATGGAAATTTACTGAGATTCTTCATGAAAAATCAAAAGTAGTGATCTATGAATCTGCTACTACCCCAAGTGAAAGCATTTCAAGAATGTTGACCTTGAATCATCGTTTATGCCGGTTAATAGGTTGGATATCAAAAGATAGAAGGGATGACTATTTATCATCAAGTTATAAAAGACATTTTGATTGGTTCTGCCAAGAATCAACTATCGAAATATATAAAAATTATTCCTATATGAGAGAACTGCCATTATCAAGGGCTAAGAGAGAGTTCCGTCGTCTTTTGAAAATTTCATGCTTAATAGAAATTAAGCACCAACATGGTGGAATAGTTATTTCTAGAGGTTTTTAGTAATTTCACTGTTGCACAAATTTGACAAGTGGTGCAGTAATTAATATTATAGGTACATAGCTAATCTTATTGAATAAGATATCAGTAATAAATTTCTCGCTGATAATCCAATAAGTCTTATTTGAAAGCACCCTGCGGGGTGTTTTCCTCGTTTTAGGGTTCTAAAAATTGGAACCTTGCACAAATTGTACATCCAATAGATTTCAAAATAACCTCATTGATATGAGGTTATTTTTCATGGGCAGTCTTAATCTTGCAGCTATAACAGCTACTTCTCCATACATTAAAAAGATCCAATCGGCATTAGAAAAAGCAACAGGCCAAACGATTGTTACACCAGAATTTCGCAAAATTAAGCGCGTTGCTGGTGTTAGCGTTTTACCAGTTGCATTTTTCTTTTCAGGTGGCGCTACGCTTACACTTTATATTCGTGCATTAGCGGATGTAGTGAAGGCCGAACTGAATGATAAAGTAATTGTTCTATCTGGCGATTTTAGTGATGACTATAAGCCAACATTTGAAAACGCCGTAAGTTGTGTTGCTAAACTTATCCGTGAAGCACAATCTAAAATCCAAGAACAAAATAAGCGTGAAAAAGTTAGCTTACCGCCGCGCCGTACTTCTGTAGATCAGAAAATTAAAGAAGTCGAAGAACAAGAGCAAAAGCTTGATGAGGATTTAGCTAAGCAAATAGCTCACCGTGACCAGCTGAAAGAACAAATTGAACATGCTAAGCAACAACTTGGTATAAGTTCGGAGGCTGGTCAATCCGAACTGGGAAAGCCTGAATTTGATAGTGCGAGTCCAATCAAATCAGTTACAGCAAATATCACACGTGGTAAAGCTGCAATGAACAAAGCCATTATGGAAAAAACCACAGTGCATAGAGCTATGTATCGTAATGATTTAGGCTGGGTGGATTTTGAGTATGGCAGTGATAAACAGGGTATTAAGCATATTATCAAGCGCCGTATGGAAAGTGATGGCATGACATATGATGAAGTTGTGCATATGCTTGTGGATACTATTGTGCAAACAATCGCTCAAGGTAGTACACAACGGCGTACAGAACGTGGATTATCTACAAGAATAAATATTGTATTTAATTCGCATGAAGCGTCATTGATTAAGCGAGAAGGTAGTAATGCATGGCTGCTTACAGCTTTTGAAGTGCATTAAAAAAAGCCCGGTAGTTAGAGATGGGTTGCGACATCTTCTAACCTACACTTATGACCCTATACGTTCTCGTGTCATAAGTGGAGCGGGCTTTGTATATATAATAATCCATGCATTTCTTATTTTCAAATATGGAACCATTCACGCTTACATATATACAAAAGCAATACCCTTAATACAGTTCTTATTAAGGGTGTTTTTTATGCAAATTCAAATCGGTATTGATATTGTCTTAATTCTTGCATTTTTAGCTTATCTTTCCGTTGTTACAGGATGGAATAGCAAGAATAAAGCTGCGTATATTAAACAATTCCGTCATGTGCCTATAAGCCTCTTATTTAAAGAAATCAGATATATGTATTTCATAAGTATGGCATGTGTATTGATCACTATTATTCTTGTTGATTGGCGAATCTATAACGTTGCTTCATATTTTGATGCATTAAGCGTTTCATTATGGATATTCATAATCTATTTCACCATTTTTTCAACTTACCAGATCGGCACTGCAATACTAGTAAAGCTTTTGATGATTTTCAGTAATAGAGCAACTTCCTAATGATCACATCTAAAACAATTTTAGACATGGTTGAGTACTGGCTTAATCATCCGGTTAATGGGAAGTATGGTTCTGACTTTGGTGCACCTCTTTATGATTTGCTAATGGCACCTTTAGACTCGAGGGTGGCAGATAGTTTTCTTATTAAGATGAAAAAGGATCTACCAATATTATCTGAGCTTAACTCTGACCAATTAGCCCTGTATTCACAAACCGAAGGATTTGAGACGGTTCATATTCATTTAAGCATCATGAATGTGAATATAGATCTTAACCAAGTAGCAGACCGATTGGGTAAATCAGTAACAGGTGAGACATATGACATTAACGCAAGCTGATTTTGAAGCCCAGCTCCAAGCAGCGATAGATGATTATGAGATTCAGGAACGCTATAAAGCTCAAGATCCACTTGTCGTTCACCAGCTGCGTTCTATGGCTAGTTTTTTGACTGCATTTGGTCCAGAAATCGATATTGCTTCAATTGAACCATTTACCAAAACACGTGACCGCTCAATTATTGCGGATGCTACAAATAAAGGCATTTTGCCTATAGGTACACCGTGTCAGCACTTAATAGAAATTATCAACCGGTCAACAAATGCTGTGAGCTTAAGTCAAGGGCGAATGATTGAGGACCATAGCGGCGGTAGAGTATGGCGGTTGCTTCAATCAATTACTGTTAAAGCTGGTGAGACGGCGGAAGTAATAGCAGAACAAAGTGAATACCGTGAAATTAAATATGTTGTACCAGTTACTGAAGGGTTCCATAAATATCGAATTGACCTTTTAGAGGACCTTTCACTTGCAAATATTTCGGTTAAGCAGGGCAATAATAACTATGTAATTAAGCCGCGCTGGATGAATGTTGAACCAGGTGAATATGCTGTAACTATTACTACAGATAATCTAAGAAGATTGTTTATTGAGTTTGGCGATTCTGAGAGAGCTGGTCGTACTCTGCAAGCCAATGAAACGGTAATAATTGGAATTCTTGAGACATACGGGGAAGTTGATGTTAATCGTTTAAAAGATGCGGCCTTACTTGATGTACTTACTAATGATGAACAGCGGGTATCAGTGCGTTTTAAAGCTGGTGGACTGATTAGAGAGGGCGTAGATCCGTTAGCTGTATCAGAATTACGTTTATTATCAAGCTATCCATCACTTTACGATGAAGATGCGGTATTTCTCGGCAACTTTGACTATGCAGTCCGTAAAAAATTTATGAAACGGGCACAGTTTATTTCTGTCTGGAATGAAACGTTGCAAGAGCAACACTTTGCCATTACATACCGCGACATAAATCATTTAAATCTTGTGGTGGTTGCCAAGAACCCAGCTGAACAAGCAACGTTAGAACAAGATATCTGTCGGTATATTGGTTATTGCGATAACTTGTATGAAGGTAAAGTGAATGTACATGAAGTTGTAGAAAAGCCAATTGAAGTAAAAATTAAAGGCTCTTTGGCTTCTGTACATAACACAGATATGGTTAAGACACAGATCAAAGAATTACTTGTAGAACGATACGGGCGTGAATCATTGAGCTCAAGTCGTTGGCTGGTTAATGGCTTTAATACGCAAGAAATGGGGAAGCTGATTAATGACAATATTGTGGCTTTCCAAGACCGGATGAGTGACTTTACCATTATGCTTTCAAATGAGTTGAATAAGCCTAATGAGTGGGTGTATGTGACAAAAGACAGCATTACTGTTGAGTTGGAACGCACCGCTGATATTTCGGGGGCTACATGGACCCTATAAGCTTTACTCGGCCTATCGATGAACAATATGTGAGTACGGGCTTGCAAACCGCACTTGCTAAAGCATTTAAACAAGTATTTGCACAAAACTTTGAACAGTCCATACAAGATTTATTGGATTACGGTTGTCCTCATATCGGTAGTAAAACAGTTGTAGAACGGTTCTCTAAACAAAACGGACTTGTTGTATTACGCCGAAATAACACCTCTGACACGTTAATGCGAATTATCTATGCCAATTGGAGCAGCATGGGTAATAAAAGAGGATTAGCGTTTTTAGAGTTTGTTTTACGAATGTTGTGGGGGAAAGATCATTTTCAGATTATCCGGCTATGGCATAGCTTGGAAAAGCTAAAAGAATATCCAGCCTATTTGTCTGATTTTGAAAAGCCAAATTACTTCTTAACAAGTCGGATTAGAATTGTTTTAGATAAAACTGTTGATGCAAATGAAGTGGTAGAGCTGTCACCGATATTACGCCGTTTAGTACCAGCCAATATTGTCGTTAAAGTTCACTCAATGGCATTTGATAGAGATTTAGGCACCACAAGCTTTGCAGCGGCAATAGCAGCTAAGCCTTATGCAGTCTATAACTTCCTTTAATTCAATTGGAACTGTTGAGTTAGCGCTCAAATACAAAATGATTTCATAGTCCTGTTCATTAGTTCAGGACTTTTTTATATGCAACAAGCTCAAGACAATGTTTTAGTAGGAATCGCAGAACCTATCAATGGTCAGGGAGAAAACTTATTAATTGATCATTTCTTAGGATATGCTAGCCATGAATTAGAACCACAAGAAATTGATAAAGTTATTAAAGGGGAAGTGGTTGAAGGCATTACGGAATATGCTCAGGGCCATTACTATAAGATTTCAGCAAATCCTGAAAACCAAAATGCAAAAGATTTTGAAATCAGTATTCATTTTCAAGATGGCCCAATTCCAGAACATGGGGTGAATGGGGTTACTAGTGAAGCATTGTTAAAAGTACTTATTCACCGTACTAAAACCTTGGATGAAAAATTTCCGAGTGAGTTCAACAAACAAGCCATTATTTATATGGAAAGTGCGCTAGAAGAATTTAATAAACGTACAGCTGAGCGCCGTGCTCGTGGTGTTGAAGGCACTCTTGTTAAGTAATTGGGTGAAGTATGCGATTAAAAATCTTTTGTAGAAAACGTGCTTGTTCTCAATTAATTGACTTATCTCAAATGGATTGTTTGCAAGTCTCCGAAAGTGAACATCGAGGAGGCATGGTCCATGAGCGCTTTTATGATGTTTTTATTTCTCTTAAAAGTGGGTACATCTTTGATGCAACCATTGAAGATAAACAGCATGACAAGCTATTGGAATTAATTGAGTTTGATCAAAAGATTTGATTTGGAACTGATTAAATTTCAACTATAGAACAACTGAAACAATAGCCTCAATCACAGCATTGGGGCTTTTTTATGGCTAGCAAAAATAGAAAGACAAAAGTTCTATCTTACAACTTACATGACCGATGCCGTAAATTTACCGGTGTTGATCGAAGTAATGTCGATGTAGATGCAATGGTCAACTTGATCAACAGTGACCATGTACAAGAAATGGTTGCTACTAATTCATTACAAGGTTTTTACGGTCATCAAATTCGACAGCGCTATGGTATGGTGCCGCCTGAAACGGTGATCATTAAAGGTAAAGTTGTATATCTTTCACGGGCATTTAAAACAATTGAATTACGTGCGTCAAAGGATGGAACAGTTGAACACCGAGAAGAGTTTTATGATAACGAGCCTGGTGAGATCGCATTACAAGATTATAAAGCCCAAGCGGGTGGTTTTAGCACATCAGTCAATTACAAGAATGTCGGTGGCCGTTTAATTCCAACGGGTTTTTTTGGTTTTGATTTCGTTGCACAACCAAATTATGCAAGTAATGTAGGTGATGGTCAGTTATTTGATGGATTATTTGTTCCTGAAGAGCCAGAAGGTGTTGTTTCTTGCTTTGATAGCGCAACAGATATTTCACAGTTATCACAGCCCGAAATTATTATTGCCCAATTACTTGAAGATCAAATTTTACAGACATACGACAATATCAATAGTCAGCTGCATCTATTAACCGAGTTAGGAAATGCTCAAGGATTAGTGGGTGAATTATCAGAAAAAGTTGATAAACAGAAACGCTTGCAACAACTTAGAGAAGAACGAAAAAAAGAACTCTATACGGGTATGGTAAATCCTGTGAAGAGTTTTGATTCAGTACAACAACAAGCTGAACAAATCATTCAAAGTTTGGACAATCCAAACGTAAAAGAGAAACCTAAAAAGCCGAAAAAGTCTTTTGGCAGTATCTTTAGTGTATGGGGGTAATAATGAATTACCCCAACGATTCGCTTAAATGCATCCAAAACGCTTGGTATAAGCAGCTTGTCAATTTTCGTGCTTGGTATATGCCTGAGACCCAATTAACGGCTGACTGGAAGTTGAGAGCCATTGGTAACGCTATAAAAGCATGTCCGTCACGGATGATGGACGATTCAGAAGCAATGCTTTCTGAATATAGAAAAAGCCAGAAGCATGAGGAAGAATCCAAAGTGATTTTACCTGTAATGCTTACTGCAACAGCGTTAACTGACCAACCCCCTGATGTAAATCAATTACTACCAGTGCCTGATTTTATTGAAACGGTCATTGATGAGAAACGGGTGAAGGTTCGTCTGGTGCCGACAACTGTACGTGCTCAAATCGCTTTCTTTGCCACCAATCCCAATGATCTGCGTTCAGTCATTGGGCAGTTTTGCGCATACATGTCTAGCAGCGATAACCGCCGTTTTAATGTGCCATTTCAGCAATGGAATGATCATGTTGTTAATTCAACATTCACTGTTTTTGAAAATGAACTTTTTCCATCACCAGTCCCAAGCGAAGCAATCAATCTTTCTATCTCAACTGTAGATATTCAGCTTGTGGGTTATACACCTAACGTTATCGGTTTCGGTGGTCCATTCGACAACAACACAGGTAATGGCTATGAACCTGACGGCTCAGCAACGGAACAGCCCGCAATCAACGACAAAGTTGTAGTGCAAGCTGATCAGTACACATCACTCGATCACCAGCGTGTGAAGGGTGATAGAGAAACAGGTGAAATTACAGTTGAGCGTATAGATGACTGACTTAATCGATAAGGCACAAGAAAGTGCTGATTATTTATTGCAGCAAGAAATTGCAAACCGATGCCGTTTTGAAGGCGAATCTGAAAAAGAATGTGTTGAATGTGGTGAAGAAATACCAGAGCGCCGCCGTGCTTTAGGTGGCGTGAAATTCTGCATTGAATGCCAAACCAAGTTAGAACGCAAACGGCGCTAAGGATAAATGTAATGTCTGGAATTATTCGTATAGACAGCCGTGTTGCTGGGTTTTCGGATCAACCAATTCGACTTATTGGAGCGGCATTTGCTGATACAGGTGAGCTTGTTATTCAAAAAACAGCTGTTTATTCAAATTTGCCCGTACCAAGCGATTTAAGAGATCAAACAGTTGTAGTAACTGACTCACCGGATCAAGTACAGAATTGGCAATTAAGTTTCAATGCTAAAGAGCACTTAGAAGAAGTGATTTCAATTTACCAAGCTCGTTTCAGAGCAAAGTTAATTGAAATTGAGCCGAAGCTAAACCAGTACAACCCTAAAAACGTACTTGAAATCCGTAAGGTCGATAAAAACGGCCTTCAGCAAGAATTTGATAGCAGCAGCTTAAACAATGGACACATTGCAATTCTATTAGCTGTTTGGGCTAGTACGAAAATTGCCAAAGGCTTTTCAATTACTGAAGGGAATCAGTTTGAAGAAGATGCTGTAGATCCAACAATGCTTCCTTTTTCAATCTTTTAAGTAATGGTGTTTTTACGGTATGGCTTTGGCACCATTAAAAGAAATTCCCGAATGGTGGGAACTTTGTGAGCGTTATCGATACGACATCTATGCTTTCGCCGTAGAAGCATTAGGTGTCGAACCCACATGGCAACAAGAATTACTTTTTGAATCTATTGCATTTGATGGTAGCCGTACTTCAGTAGCATCGGGGCATGGTTGCTTTGGTAAAGGGACTTTAATCAAATTAGCCAATGGGGAATTTATCCCAGTTGAGCGTATTAATCTAAATCATAAAATTCTTGCTGCAGATGGTAAGACAGAACTAGATGTAATTAAAACAGTAACCGGTTATCAGGAAATGTTCCGGTTTGAATATGAGAATGGTAAAGCTCATACATTCAATAAATCACATATTCTTTGCTTAATTTCTTTATACGATGGTAACGGGTGGTCAAAGGGCGACAAGATTGAATTGCTTGTTTCTCAATATATGAACCTTAAACCTGAAAGTAGGGAACAGTTTGCATCTTATAGGCTTATAGATGGGGAACATAAGCCTTTAAAAATTACATCGGTTACTGAGCTAGGTGAAGGTAAATATTACGGTTTTGTACTCGATCCAGATCCATTTTTCTTGGGTGAAGATGACTTAGTACTTCATAACACTGGTAAAACGGCCAGTGCCGGTATTGTTGCCTTATGGCATCTCTTGTTTTTTGATGAATCCATCATGATGTTTACTGCTCCGCAGATTGGGCAGTTAAAGAAACAAGTGTGGAAAGAAATCAGTATCAATCTAGCACGATTGAAGCAAGGGCCTTTGGCTTGGCTTGCTGATTATGTTGGGTACCAATCTGAACTTGTATACATCAAAGGCTACAAAGAAAAATGGTATGTCTTTGCGAAGACAGCACCAAAACATCAACCTACAAACTTAGCAGGTAACCACGGCGATAACTACATGGTCTGGGTCGATGAGGCCAGTGGTGTAGATGATGCCGTACTTGATGTAGCATTTGGTGCCTTAACGCACGAAGACAACCGTGCAGTAATGACCTCTCAGCCTACCCGTAACGCGGGGATGTTCTATGAAACTCATCATAAGTTAAGTCATCGAGCAGGTGGGGTATGGATTGCTCTCACATTTAATGGTGAAGAGTCACCACTAGTTAGTAAGCAGTCCTTAGAAGAACAACGGCAAAAATACGGAAGCAGAGAAGATGCCCAGTATAAGATTCGTGTTCTAGGTGAATTCCCAGACTTATCAGACGAGTTCTTAATTACCAAGCGTCAAACTGAAGAAATGTATGTTGGCGCCAGTATTTTTGATGACCATCAATTCGGCTATGTCATTACGGTTGACGTTGGTGGTGGTGTCGGCCGTGACGATTCAGTAATTGTTGTTTCTAAAGTTTGGGGTGAATCGCAATGGGGAGAGCGCGCACGCCGTGTAGAAGTTGTAGATATTCCATTATGCAAAAACAGAGATGATATCTTAGAACTATTTGCAAAGATTAATGAGCTACTTTTACAGTACCCAAATGCTAACTTAGTTGTAGATGATAACGGGGCGGGTAAAGGTTTAGGCCAATACCTTAAAAAGCAAGGTATTTTCTACGTTCCTGTTTATTGGGGCTCACAATGTTTTAGTAATGACAATAGAAAAGAGTTTACAAATAAAAGGTCATTAGCTTATGTTGGCTTAGCTCGAGCAATCGCAAGTGGCCGTTTTAAAATAAAAACGAAGAAACACAATGTGAAAATTAAAGATCAGTTAATCCACGTTCCATACCGTTTTGATGACTTTGCTCGTTATAAAATCTTAAGCAAAGACGAAATGAAACGGATGGGAATTAAATCACCGGATATTGGTGATGCTTTTGCCTTCTTATTCTTAGAAAACGTTCATTACACTGAAGCTTACGAAACTGTAAATGTCACTGACGATACACCAGAAGGCCGTGAACAAGCTGAACGTAAGTCAAGATTCAGTGCTTTAAGAGAAGCTGCCGAAAAAGAAAATGATTAGTTTTGTGGAACTGCCCCCCACCGAACCTTTTTGCCGTAACTACCATAGATCAATAAATCATATGGGTGGGTTATGGCTATTAATTTCTTTTTAACTGACGCAGGTCGGAATGCATTAAATAAAGCAGGCGATGTTGCTAGCTTTGGTGGGGAGCTTACTCATCTTGCTGTTGGTACCGGCAAATTTGATGCATCAGTTGAAGCGAAAAACCTAACTTCTCTTAAAAATGAATTAGCCAGATTTTCGCTTAATGGTGGTGGTGTAGACACAGAAACTGGAACTTTGCGTTTTGTGATGAGTATTGAGCCAACTTTAACAATGGAAGTGTTTGAGTTAGGTATATATCTATCAGATGGCACTTTACTTGCAGTGGCGTCAACTACAGAAGTTCAATCAATCATGTCACTGCATGCAAACGTGGTTGCTATCGTTACTTTTGGATTTGTTTTAACTGACGTTAATTTAAAAAATGTAACTATAAAAATTGATCCAAATACTCCAATTGCAGTGATGTTGATGAACCAGCATAGTGCAGATGAAGATCCACACCCACAATACGGCGCGTTAATTCGTAAGCTCATGACTGAACATAATCAGCATGAGGATCCGCACCCCCAATATGCATTTGAAAAAGATGTAAAAGCCAAAGACGATGATTTACAACAACAGATTGATGATCTAGATCTTAGTTCCAAAAATTTGTTACAGCAGTTAATCGATTTCAAGAAAAACTTAGATGCTCAATATCCAAAATTAATTGGAGCAGGTGTAAATATTGGTAGCTCAGCCACAGTTGAACTAGGTGGCAAAGTTACTGATTTACGTGATTCAAAGTATGCAATCTATTTAACACCAGAAAGCCCACATGAAGCATGGAAGCTTACCCGTGCTGAAAAGGGTTTTTCATATGAAGTTTGGGACCGCTCAGGTCAAAACCGGATAGGGTATTCAGGTACTGTGAATTGGTCCGTTGTTCAGGTAGCTGCAGAAACACTAAACGATGGAAACGGCGATTACACAGTCCCAGGTGTTTATATCATTCCAATTCAACCGAAAGAACAAAAAGAATTCATTTTGGTTGGTGCTGGTGGTGCTGGTGGTGGCAGTGTCTGGGAGTTAGGAGCATTGGCACATGGGACCAGTGGAACAGATACACGCTTACGTTTAAATGAACTTGATTTGGCGGTTGTTGGCGGCGGTAAAGGCGGTACCAGTGGTCAGTGGTCGAATGGTAGTGCTTTCTCAAATGGTGCTGGTGGTTTAGCAGGTGTAATCACTGTGACATCAAACATAACCGAAATTTCACGCAAGCTTGGTAACGCTGGTACAGCTGCAAACCAAACAAACCACAAAGGCGGCGCATCAGTAAGTCCAGTATCAAACTGGGGTGCTGGTGGTGATGGTGCTAATGGTGTAGGTGATGATGGCTGGGCACTTGGTGGTGGTGGTGCAAGTGGTGGTTTACTCATTTGCCGATATGTGAATTCAACCGAAAAAACTCAGTATATGACTTTAGTTGTTGGTGAACCTGGTGTTGCAACCGAAAGTAATGGTAACACTGGTAAAGCAGGTACTGGTGGCTTTGCTCGTGTAAGTACTGTTAAAGCTTAAATAGGTAAAACAGTATGAGAAATGATTATCGAAATGCTATTAGAGACTTAATTCACCGGAATCTTCAACAAAATAATATTCAGAATCTGATTGTTTGGGAAATCAAAGACGATGAATCTCAAGATCCATCACTGTTGAGTTTGAAAATATATGGTTCAAGAAACCATATTGATGCAGTACTTGTGGCGTGTGGTGTGAACGGCGTTTGGGAAAAGTTACCTCTTAATAAGGTGGCTTTTCCAAGGCTTGTTGATCTTTTAAGACTTCAAAAAGAATACTTGCAGGATAATTAAAATGTCAGCATTCAAGCCAGATGATTTACGCCGTGCCCAGCTGCAATTAAACCAGTCTTTGCAAAATGGTGGAGTTCGTAGAGATCAACAGAGCCGCCAGCGTGCAGATAGAGAACAGCGGGCATTTGCAGAAAAAGAAATTGAATATGATGATTGGGGACGAAAGATCCCTAAACCTATGTTCTTGCGACCACAAGATATTGCCCAAGGGGAAAAATATGATGTCGAAAGGGTACTTTTTACAACATTAGGTCAGCGAAATGGAGAAGTACCACGGCGTATTACCCGTGATGATATCTTGGCATTTCAGGAAAACATTCAACTATTAAAAGATCAGTATAGTAAGGGTATTACCCCTCAAAACATCATTAATTTAAGCCGACAAGACGATATTGACCGGGCAAATGAGCAAATCTATTTGGCGGTTCCAGTAAGCAGAAAAGCTGGATTAGTGCACTTACTTACGAATGCCGGTCCAAATAGTAAAGTCTTAAATCATCACGTTGAGATTGAGTTTTCAAACTTTAAATCTGTCGTATTTGATATCGACAAGCAGGCATTAACCACTGTTAAAAACCGCTTAGCTAAAGGCAAAATCAAATTTCAGTGTGACTGCGAACGTCATACGTTCTGGTACCGCTATATGGCAACTATTGGCGGCTACAATTTGGGACGTGATGAGGGCGGCTTTCCGAAAATACGTAACCCGCATTTATCCGGTGTGGCTTGTAAGCATGTATTGCGGGTTGTTAAGTGGATTAGTTCACCAGCAGGGATTGCCTACCTTAAAAAGGAAGTAGAGAAAGACCGTAAGAAACAAGTAGGTGCACGGTATAAGCAAACAGATAAGCAAATACAGAATTCAATTAACGAGCAAGTAATGGATTTGATGAATGGTTCTGTTAAGCCAATCAAAGCCAATATCCAAAAAGCAGAAAAAGAAATGATGCGTAGAGCTGATAAAGTTGCCAAAAAGCTCTTAGAACGCGAATTAAAAACCCTCAAACGTTTTGAAGTGGAAACTGTTAGAGCAAGTCAAATTGAAAGAATTCAAGCCTTACATAAATCAGGCGCAATCGACAATGACATGTTAAATGTCTTTATGAAGGGTTTAAGTCGAAATGCTAAATAGATCAGTAAATCAAGTTGCAAATGGACGCCGTTTAGCAGCTAGACGTGTTGTGATGAATGCTCTAGCAAGTATTCCCGCGCAAATTTGGCGAAAAGAAGTAGTTTTCAATAATCCGGCTGAAGATTCAAAACCTTTAGATCCTCTTTCTTTTGAAGCGAACACTTTATCGATTCAAGACGAACCCAACTACAAGTATGAATATAAGGGCGCTGCTTATGTTCATTTCGATAAATTTAATGGTGGTTATATTCAAAAGAACTTCTCAATGAATAACCCATCTGACTTGGTGCTAACCGCTCAAGTAGAGACATTCAATGAAGAATTGGATGATGTTTTGGAAAGGATAATCAACATCCCTGACTTGATTCTTAAAGAAGGTGATCTTTTAGGTTTAATGATTTATGAAAACCTAATGTTGTGGTTTGAGATTGTAAATATTACTGGTTTTAGCCTCATGGCAGATTTTGGCAGTAAGTATGTTTTAAACCGTAGAGATGATTTGTTTATTTCACCTATAGGTGATGGAGAAACTAAATGAGCTATTTAATTTTCAATGAAAAAGGTAAAAAGACAGGCGACATTGAAATGGCTGAACAATGTACTTCTGCAATATTCAATTACCAGGTAATCGGGAACGGGGCAGAAGTAGAGTTTTTCGGAAGCAATATTCCATATGCAGATCCGCAAAACGATTCTCACTGGGTGTCTATTCTTACATTAACAGCTGCTGCGCCCGATACTGAACCGTTTAGACAGCATTGCTGGGATAAGCTCCGTTATAAAGTGAAAGCAGGTGATAATGTGGAGATTTATGTTTCAAGTGGTGTAAGCGGATAGCTATATAAATAAAGGGCTGAGATGGTCCTTTAGCTACATTTTCTTTGTCCTCAATTTTGGGGACTTTTTTATGTTTGGAACCGACCAGTTTTAGTAAAAATACGCCATGTCAGACTTTCTGCATCTTACATAGAAAGCCAAAGGCTGGTTTAAAATGACTGTGTTAACAGAAGAAATTCGTAAAAAGTATGATGCTCAACAACTAGCTACTGTTCAGTGCCGAAATTACTATTTCAAAAGTCCTGAAGAGCTTGAAAATGGGTTTGACAGTGCTCAAACAGCGGCAGATGAGTACCCAGAAGTATTAAAAGCAATTTTTGATTCAATTGGTATCGAATATGCGCCAGAAGTTGATAAAGCTGTGATGTTTGGGGTATCACAATATCAATCACGTCATGGAGGTGAATTACCACATCCTTCAATCATTGCAGCTGCATTAACTGCTGGTTTAAGTGGTGCGAAACAAGCAGCTGCTTTGCCTGCCGAGACCCTTAGCTATTACGATAGTATTAATGAATCTGGTTTTGATGATGTAAATCACCAGCATCATGAATCTGTAAGCATCGTTCCAGCAATTACAGTTGCTACTATCGCCAACGTTATCGCTTATGCAACACCTATCGTTGCTATGATTCCCAACTCAAATGGCTCAAATGAAGTACCGATTGTATCTATTCGCTTTATCACCAACCGTGATTTTGGTGCAATGAAGAAATCAGAATACTTAGATGGTGCAAATGCTTCTAAGCCTTATGTTGAAGGACGATTCCGTTTTGCATTGTCTAATGGTGGCGCAGGTGCAACTTATACTGTGACTGCACGAACTGGTTATGAAGACTTCAAGGCTAAAACACCTGACGCCAAAGCGAGTTTATTGCCATTTATTGCGGGTAATGTATCTATTAAGATCAATGGTAAAGAAGTTGCGCATACTCGAAATCGCAGTAAATCAAAATTTTCAGGCAAGATTTCTGCTATTGCTGAGAAAGACGTAGTAGTAAACGGCGTTGAATATCGTGTAGTTGGTAGCGAAATTGACATTTCAGCTAGCAAAATTAGCGTGACATTAAATGAAGCATTACCAGCTGGTGCGAAAATTGAAGTTCATCTTGTGGCGGATTTTGATGCGCGTGATGGTAATGATAACTATCTATTAACCCCAGTTGGTGTTGATTTCGAACCTGAATATGAAACATTGATTGCGTCACCTATCATGGCACGGGTAACAGCTTCAACACTATTACAATCTCAGTTAACTAACGAACTTAAGCTTGGTTTTCTGGGTCAGGCTTTAGCAATTGTTCAAGGTAAAATCTTCTTAGAACAAACTGTACGTTTATTAGGTGAAGCAAAAGATTTAGCTGAATACTCCGCTCGTGAAGTTACTTTTGATGCTTCTCGTGGTGTGACTGGAAAATTAGCAGCTGCATTTAATACTTCAGGTGACTTGTTTGCGGAAGTAAATAAATTTATTGCAGCTGCCAAATTGGATATTAACCAACGTACTGGTGGCTCTACCGTAGCATTTGACTTATATGTTGGCGATACTGGGTCAGTATTCTTTAATCAACTGTCAAGCGACAAGATGCCAGTTAAAACCGGATACACTGCTGGTTATGGTCAAATTGTCCGTATTGGTACTCTTGCAGATGGTACAAACGTTTACCACGCACCGACAGCACAAGAGCTTGTAGCTGAAGCAGATACAGCGTTTGATATGCTTTTAGTTGGTCGTGGTAATGAGCCAATTCGTGCGCCGTTCGTTGGCTTTATTCAAACGCCTCTTTCAGTTATTGAAACTCGACCAGATGCGCGTGAATCAGTACTTACTTTAATCGGTGCTCAAGCAGCCGAAATGAACCCGTTAGAACGTTATGCTGATCAAAGCTATGTCATCCACTGTATCAATATGCCATCTCTCAAAAATTCGTAAGTAAAACAGATAAGGGCGCATTTCGATGCGCCTTTTTACCCTATTTATTGAAAGGAAAATCTCATGGCTGCTGCAACACAAAACACTGACGAAACTTTAGCTTCAACTGACGAACAAGCGACTACTAAACAAAAAAACACACGTAATAAAACCAATAAAACTACAGAAACACAGAATACCCAAGCTGGTGATGAAAAAGCTTCAGACCAAGGTGATTTGTTAAATAGCCAAGGTCCTGAAGACGGCGCATCTCAAGATGAAGGTAATAAACCTACTGATTTGAAAAATGGCGATTCAGATAATGAAGAGTCCAATACTCAAGAAAATGGAAATCCAACTGAAACATCGAATGATTCTGTCAAACCTTCAAATGATCTAGATTCAAATGGTGGTAAGTCTGGTGATGATGTGGGGACGGAATCGGATCATGTCCTTAAAGAAACTGATACTTCTAAAGTTAATACTCCCATTACGGATTTGTTAACAGTATCAGGTGGGAGTAGCGTGGATCCGCTAGTTATTAAAGTTACTAATAACGGATTTTCAACAGTTTTAGAACCGTTATCACGTGTTGCTATTGAGGCAGGTAAAACAGCAAGTATTACGTGTCATAACCAAACATTTAAACATCAAGTACTGGAAAACTTACGTCAGTTGAAGGGGCTTGGTAAGAATCTAACTGTTGAGTAACAAGATGACTATTTTCATTATTGATGGCACGAACCCAATTATGGATGCTGTTGGTGATCATCCTACTGAACGAAGTATTACACTTCAAAATAACGGTTTAAGTGACATTACCGAACCATTTACGCAAGTTTTGGTACAAGCTGGTCAAAAGGTCACATTCACTTTGATCGGTGACGAAGCTCATAAACAATTGCTAGATAACCTAGATCAAATTAATGGCTTGAAAGGTAATGTACTTCAAATTGTACCTACTGAGGCAGAAGAGCCTACAGAACCTGCTAGCGGATTATAAAATTTAGGAAATGAAAAACCACTTTCGAGTGGTTTTTTTTACATTGGAACTAGCCAGAAAATCAAAAAAGCCAACGGCTCAAAATACTTAAAACAAATAGCCTTGGGCGTGTAATGTAATGAATATACTTGCTCTATCAAGTACAGGTGAGCTATCCCTTGTAGCAGGGGCCAGCCCATCACTAAAACTGGAATTTGATACTCACAGTTATCTTGCAAATACAGAAATCAATGTGGCCTTTTTTGCGAAAGTAACTAGCCCACGCGGTCCTGCAGATATTTCTATGCGTTTGGAAATCCGTGATGCGGTAACAGGTGATCAAATTGTTACTGTTCAGGGATTAGTAGATGGAGACATTGAAAATTCTGCTTCTATTGTCGCTGTAGCTGATGCGAAAGAATATTTTGAGCGTTTTGATTTATCGTTAGGTATTGATGCGTTACAAGCAATACTCAAATCAAATGCTTATAACGAATCAAATAGCTTAGGTCGTGCTTCAAAAACATTGGCATTGGAAGATGAATCGTTACCATCATTTAATCCAGATGAACTATATAAGATTCTGACGAGTCAATTAAGTACACCAGCATATCTGACTTTACCAAATCCTCATGATTTACCAATTTATGTTGCGGCACAACGTGCAGCTACAAAGTTACGTATTCCTTTGGATGCTGAAATCAACCCAACTTTTACAGCTGAGCAAGCAGCTCAATTTGCGACAAGTGTAGATGCACAATCACAGTTTGTTCAATTCATTTGGAGTCCGAACCTATGCCGTCCATCTGGTGCTGTCACACTAAGAGGGCGTAAGGTCCCAGCTTATTATTTGGGCCATTACATCGGCGATAAATTATTACGTAACGCAAAGTTAAATAAACAAGGCTTTGCGCCGTTAAAAAATGCAGTAGCTTGGAAAGATTATCCATTTACAGCAAAAAACTTAAGCCAGATGCCGAATATTGATCTTGAAGATGAACAGACTCAAGAAATGTTGGCAAAGGCTAAAGTAAATGTAGTTCGCCCAGTTAAGTTTGAAACTACATTATTCGTTTTAAGTGATGTATTAACCCAGTATCAAAGTAAAAATAGTGCATTGCGTTTAGTTCCTGCAGCTGAGATTGCGGCACGAGTTACGAATAAATGTATCGAAATCCTTAGAACTTACATGTTCCAAGCTACACCGGACTATATCAAAAAAGCTGGTGATGAAATTCAAGAGTTTTTAGAGGGTGCTTCTAGTGAAACAACCGGTTGGTTACAACCGGCTGAAGATCTAGGTGGTAAACCTTTTGAGTTCAGTTTAATACCTGACAAAGACTATCCATATGAGCGTGTACGACTCTATTTAGCCCATGGAGTTGTTGGTACAACTCGTGCCGCAATTTTTGATGACGACGTTTTAGTTAAATAATTTTAAGGATCTATCAAGATGAATCCATTTGGCCCAACTACAGAAAAACCTTTAGCTTTACGTGCTTTTGATTCAGCAGCGGAGAATATTTCTACCGTTGTAAGTAAGGTTTCAAGTACTGATCGAGAACAGCAATCTGTGATTGAACAAGTACGACAAATTGCTCTGAACATTCTATCTGATACGGTAGATACAATCAGTGAAGGTAAGCTTGAAGAAGGTGAACTGGGCGTTGATCATTTAGACGCATTAATTGTCGATGCATTAGATGGTGCAGATGATGAAGACGGTATCTATGAAAACGCTTTGATGGCGTCTCTTTCCGATGCTTTCTTAACATTTGGCGTTGACGCTACTGATATTGAAGAGATCTTTAGTGATGATACAGAAGTTGCTGATGCGGCGTTAGAAGCAGCAGCCAATACAGTTCTTGCTAATATGCCAGACGAAGGCCCTGAACTTGAAGAACTGGTTCGTGAGTTTATTTTCGGTGAAGCAGATGAAACTGAAGAAGGTTTCGATTCAATGGCTAAAAAAATTAAAGCTCGAAATGGAGCATTTAGCCAACGGAAAGTAAATGGGCGAAAAATTCACTACCGTGGTGTGCTGGCTATTCGTCAAGGTGTCAAAACCGTTGTGAATAAACGATTACCTGGTCAAAAGGTCCGTTTAACTGCAGCACAAAAAGCTGGTATGAAAAAAGCTCGACTTCATGCTTTTACTGCAAATGCAATCAACAAGCGTTTACGTTCATTCAAAAAAGGTAAACGCTTAGGTATTTACTAATTACTCATAGGTAAGGTCATTTTTGGCTTTACCTATAATCCATTTAATTAAGGAAATACTCATGAATACAACTCAAATCATAGGTGAAGCGCCTGGTATTCAATATCAGAAAAAAACTGATAAAACAGAAATAAAGACCAATCAATCATTAACTGACACAATTATTATTGGTCGTTTTATGCGTGGGCGTTTTGATGCACCGATGACAATACATAAGGGTAATATCCGTGGTGAACTTGGTTATGAACCAAATAATCCTGATTATCGTTGTGTCCAAGATGCGCTAGATCGGGGTGTACCTTCATTACAGGTTCTGCGAGTACCACCAAATATTGGATAAGTTCTAAAAAGAAAGCCAGCTGTATAGCTGGCTTTAATATAAGGGGAGTTCCAGTAGGAACGTCTTAATTTAATGATATGCCCTTTCAGTTCACAGGTTCAAAAGGAAAGCGTTTTAATACTTTGCCAAGCTCAAGTACTTCATCCTTATGAAGAAACTCCCATAGCCCATTAAACTTTTCGCGTAGTTGCACGACATTAATGGGCGTGTGGTGTAGAGAATATTGCTGTACTGAAAGAGCGCCGTTTTCCTGAATCGAAATCCAGAAGTTTTTCGGACCTTTGGGAGATTGATACTTTAGCTTCTCACCTACATGCTGTGCTATTTCATAAGCTAGCGGATTTTCTAATGCTGGATACCGTGCAGCGAGATTATCTACAAATTTTTCTAAACGTTTAAGTGTATCTGTTTCGGTTGGGCCTAGCTCATGAAGTGGTATTGTCTCAAGATACTGCTTCGCATCATCAAAATGGATTGAAAGCAATTGGCTATATTTAGCAATTCCAAAGTGGCGATTATGACGTATCCACATAGAGGCTCTTAAACTTCGATCTTTTCCTGCACGACGATCGACGATTGCATGTAAAGCATGCTGTTGTTCAGGTGAGATAGCTTTTCTATGATTGATTACTTGGCCTTTTGTCCAGTAATTCCATAAGACATCATCACATTCGTTTTGGTACATGATGACAGTGTCACGAAGTTCAGGTTTTACTTTGTTAGGACTGATGGTGGTGAGCCAAGCAAGAAGTTTTCTTAGTGGTAGACAAACCATTTCCTGTAAGTCGCCAAGAGTAGGTATAACGATTTTCGTTATACCCCATCGTTGAGGATTGGCATTCAGTTTTGCTAATTGAGACTGCCAAGCTAACCCCATACCCTCAACAATAGGCTTCATGGGTGTATATGGCTGACCATCATGTTCCACCAAGTACAACTCAGCATTGTGGAAAGGTACGGTGATTTGAGTTAAAGTAGTCATGTCTAATTTCCTCTTAGAGATTGGATATAACCCCTTGTTTACTTTGATCGGTACAAGGGGTTCTTTTTATCAAGACCATATCCTGTCCTGATGAGTTAAATATAACAACTATTAAATATAATAGCAATTACGAGTATTAATAAAATTATATTTAATAGCAATTGTTCTTGTGATACACTGAACTAAATATTTTTTGGTATATCGTGATGGTTGAAAAAAACAATGTCGCAACTTTGCGAGAGCAAGCTGGTATGACAGTTTATCAATTAGCTAAACAATGCGGATTTATATCAAATAATCATGTGCTTAATAGGTATATAAAAGATGCAGAAGCAGGAAAACACATCAGTGTTTATCGTGCCTTACTCATTTACACCGAACTAAAAAAAGCTGGTGTATGCGAGAAGTTTGAAGATGTCTTTTGGCTTGAATGTGATGATAAAGATATCGAAAACTAAAATATTTTTCTTGTGGAGTTGGAACTAACTAACTTCTAAGCTTTCCTCATTGTAAATAATGGCTTTATTCAATGAATAGGGTCATTATTATGTCCAAAGCTTTAGCTTATGCACCGGCAGTAAATACAGCTAGAACAAAGTTGCCCAGTACTGAATCAGATCCTTTCTATTTTAGGCACATTACAAGAAAATCAGTTATTATGAAAATCATAACAACTTGATTAACTATTTGTTTTAACTTAACAAACTGAGAAGCCCAATCTAAGCCAATGCCATCAACGATATGCTTCATGGGTGTGTATCGGGGTGTACCTTCAGTACAGGTTCTGCGAGTACCACCAAATATTGGATAAAAAGCTGATTTAAAAAGCTACCTTTTAGGGTGGCTTTTTTATTAAGACCTATTAAGTGGTTGTTAAACAGGTCTTGAAACAGATCTTCAAATTGTTTATATTGAGTTAACCCTGTAGCAAACTTAACTTTCTGAGGACGGTTCTAATCAATTGGCTACAAATTGATGTAGGACACATCAAATGAGAAACGTCATGAACCACATAATCCATAGTCGATTTGTGGCTAGTGTTTCTGAATTAAAAAAGAATCCTACAGCAGTTGTACAAAATGCTTTTGGCGAAGCAGTAGCTATTCTGAATAGAAATAATCCAGAATTCTACTGTGTTCCGGCAGCAATGTATGAACGCATGATGGATCTAATTGAAGATCAGGAACTAATTAAACTAGCCGAGCAAGTTGATACTGACGAAACTGTGAAGGTATCTATTAATGAGTTACGAGCTAGAGTTCTCAAAAACAGCTCTTAAAAAGTTTGACAAACTTAACCCACAAATCGCTGAGCAGTTTATTCGTAAGCTGGAAGCAATCCTAGATAACCCTAAGATACCGAAGAATAAGCTGAGAGGATCAGTTGATCTATATAAGATTAAACTGAAATCAGCAGGATACCGCCTTTTATATCAAGTCAAGGATGATGTAGTCGTAGTTCTTGTTCTTGATGTAGATAGGCGAGATGTTATCTATAAACAGATGTGATATAGCCCGCTTTTGCGGGTTTTTTATTAATATAAAGTCAGTTTTCTAAAATGGAACTGATTAAAAACCAATAGCAAAAACATCCTTAATCTTGTTGCATAAATCTGCATTTTGAGCATCAAAATTATGCAACAATCTAATCCGATTTTACTAAATCAGCTTAAACAAGATTACATTGCTCTACAGCAACTTGGTTCACCATTATTAGCGTGTCAGGGGATGTTTGTTCCTCGTGGCATGGAAGACCTTCGCTTCTTATTTAAAAGTTGCCCACGGCCAATTGTGAGTAATGAAGATCCAGCAGAAGTTCAATATGCGGGTGGATTTACTGGAATTGTTGCTGGTCCCCCGAAAACCCATTACACAGGCAACCTTCAAATCCTAGTAACTGAAGCAGGGCATGATCAACTATTAGCTGAATATGTCGTAGCTAGTGGTGGAATCATCCATGGTGATTATTACGATGGCCGTTTAGGTAGTTTTACCCGTTCTTATGCACTTGAAAACTGTGCTATACGCTTTGAGTCAGCTGAGTATGATTCAGATAGCCGATCTCAAGTTATGACAGTTTCTTGCCCAATCGACTATAACTACTTTGGTAGCTTCGCAAACATTGGTACCAACGGCAGTATTCAGCCGGGTAAAAAAGAAATTGATGGTACAGCTGAACTTGTGAATCGCGTTCAGCAGGTAATCAATACTGCTCAACAAGCTGTACGCAACTCAACGATTAATGCGACATCACGTACATTAGGCAATCTTTTCGGGTAATGGCTATGAAGTTATTACCTGAATCTGAAGGGTATGCTGTAGTTGCTGGTTCTATCCAGCAACTTTCAGAAGAACTCTATAAAGAATATCAATTATCGGGCTATTCAATTTTGCTTGATGATATCGTGAAAGCATTTTTAGATGAGGCAAAATATTATGCCGGATGGGCTGTTTTAGATTGTCAAACTAAAGCTACCACGAGTATTGAACTGAATGAAACTATCGAACTTAGCGGTGATGAGTACGTAATCATCCAACCTTTAGTAAAAGCTCACTGTGATCTTTTGCAAGCTAGATTGGTTGAAGCTACTCGTGGGCTCGGAGTCGAAAGTTATGGGCTATCTGTATCAGAAGCTCAACAGAACTATAATGAAAAGAAAGACGCTTTGCCTAAACTTGCGTTTTGTATGGCCCCAATGAGTTTTAATTTTAACTTGGGGAACCGTTAATGCAAATCACCATTGTATCTGCGGGTAAAATTATTCCAGCGTCTGAGCTGATTAGTGCAACTTTAAGAACTGATCTCGTACCTATTCCCGCATCTATTGAGTTCACAGTTCAATCTACTACTGAATTAGACTCCCTTTTAAAAGAAGGGGAGCTACTTACTGTAAATGACATATCTCATCCTTTCGAACTTATCAAAGTTACCCCTCTAAAAACTCAGACTATTAAACAAGATCGGCGAGTAGGTGGCATCTCATGTATTGGTATTTTGGCTGGTTGTAAAAGACTTATCGAATATTCAAAGCAAGCAATTATTAGTAATGAAACTTCTTTTAATTCAGTAATTCGAGCTTGTGGTGCAACGATCAGTCTGGGCAGTGATTTACCTTTGCCTAAATTTGTTTGTTTAAAGGGTAGTATGCCTACACAGCGCTTGGCTCATTATCTGCAACAAGAAGCAGCTGTAATTTGCTTTCAAAATAATAAAGTGTCTGCTCAAAAAATTGATTCTTTCTTCAAAAAGGAACCTATCACAAAACTAGATCCTAGCAGTGTCGTTTGGATATCAAGTAAACCTTTGGAACTGATGCAAAAATCATCTTTTGTCACAGTTGAGAATAACGGTTCAACGGTTGTTGGTGATGACTCAATAACCCCAGGCCACACTGTGACGCAAAGAGCTGGTTTAGATGCCCGACAAGTCAAAAACTTGGAAAAAGTTTTGATTATGCGTGGGACCATTATTAGACCACTAAATTTGAACTGGAATGCAGGCGATATATTTGAAATAGATAGTAAGAAGTATGTCGTTTTAACTGCTGCACATCATATAGATACAGGCGCAATCGGGGGATCAATGGGGACTTCATCAAAGTTCTGGATTGCTAATTTGTAGGTCAAATATATGAATGGTTTAAAACGTGCAAAGATTTTAAGTTACAACGCAAAAGGTCGTACTGCACAAGTACACATTCATGGTTTAACTGATGGCGCGAGTGAAGGAATTACAGCAACTTTTGCTTATCCAGTCGGCGATAGTGATTTAGATACAGAAATTCAAATTGTGGATGGGGAAGACGTCTATGTCTTCTTTGAAAATGGTAATGAAGAACGTCCAGTAATCCATAGTTATGTCAGTCACGGAGACGGCGCGATTGTAGGTGTGCGCCGTATTCGACAAGACAATATTGAATTTATCTCTAAAGAAAATTTAAAAGTAGATTCTGGCACAACCGTTTCGATCAAAACGCCGTTAATGAATGTACAAGCTAATACTCAACAAACTGGTAATAGCACATTAACGGGAAATAGCACTGTAGTGGGTAATACTTCAGTTGCGGGCAATAGTGCTGTAGCGGGTAGTATGGCAGTTGGCACAACGCTTACGGTTGCAGGTGTGCCTATTGACCCTAAAGCTATTGAGGGTGCATTTAAAGATGCTCTTAATAAATTAGAAAGTTTAAAGGAAGAGTTAAAAGAACAAGGCGAAAAAATTGATGAAACTAAAGATCAAGTAAGCCAAGAGATTGATGAAAAAATAAAGGAAGTAGAAGAATTAATAGAAAATATTAAAGATTCTGATGCTTTTAAATTGCTTGAAGAAGGAATGAAACATTTTGATGAGGAAGTTCAAAAGATTCATGAACAAGTTAAAGAAGTTAATCAGATCGCTCAAAATAAAGTCGATGAAGTTCGTGCTTATATAGATCAAGAAATAAATAATACTAAATTAATTGTAGATCAACATAATAATGAGGCTAATCTACGATTGGATGAAGCCAATCAACGTATCGATCAGTCTATTCAAGCTAATGAAGCATTGGTTGCTGATGCTCAACAACGTGCAATTCGTGCTGAGAAAGAACTCGATGATAAAATCGGTTTTATTAAAAGTGAAACAGATTCAATCATTGCTGATGTAAGAAGTGATTCAAATGAAATTCGGTTAGTCGCAGAAAACGCAAAAAAAATTGCGGATCAAGAAGTTCTGGACCGTAAAAAACAAGCAGCTGACACACTAAATGTTATTGATCAAACTAAGGCCGCCTTAAAACAAGACATTGATCAAAACTTAGTTAAAGCTGGTCAAATGATTGATGACGCTAAATTAGCATTAGGTGAAGAAACTAATACACTCATTAATCAAAAAATTGAACCGGTTGTAACCCAAACTGAAGCTGCAGTTAAAAAAGTTGATCAAGTTGCAGCCCAGTATGTTGACCTTGATAAGAAAGTCGATTCGGGTTTTCTAGCTGAAGCTGAAGCACGTGCAAATGATAAAGAGGCATTAACAAAAAGTTTTGAGCTTAAGTTTGCTGAAATGCAAACTGAATTGGGTAAATCAAATGCCCTAATTTCAGAAGAAATAAAAACCCTTGCTGCTCAAGATAGAGCTTTTACTGAACAAATTAGTACTGCCCAGTCTCAAATTGGTGATAACAAAGCGGCAATTAATAATGTTGAACGTACAGTAGTTGATCTTGGTAAATCTGTTGCTGAAAAGACTGATCAAATTCAAGCAAGTTTAGATACCACTAATGCAAGCTTGTTAAATGCTACTGAGTTAGCGCGAATGCAATCACTTGGTAAGCCTTTACGTGACGATCCTACATTTCTATCTGGGAATGGGGGGTTAAGCGCATATGTTGTACCTTCAGGTTCAACGTTTACTAGACAAGCTAAATCTACTGATAACCCAGTAAATAGTACCCATGAGATGCTATTAAGATCCACTGTTTCTCTAGGTGGTGGCTGGTATCCGACTGTTCCAACTCTTGTTGCTGCTCCTAATAAAACGTTTTTAATAAAACAAATTATTAAAATGCCTATGGGCACTTATTTATTACCAGTTGGCAATGCTACAGGTACAGGTGGTTATTTACGTGTACTTGGGAATAAGGAAGGAACAGGTAAGTTTGAGGTTTATTACTCTGTTGTTCAGTGTGGCTATGATGCGCCTGCAGCTATCCATGGGCATTTCCGTGTTATTGCTGGCACTAATCCACCTTTACCAAGCACAGCAAACCCAGTGGATGTAATCCTTGCCGATTATGAAGTCTGGGACATTACTGCACTTAATGACACCATTCCAAAAGCATGGCGTGATCAAATTACTGGAAATGCTTCATATATCGAAAAGGTTGAATCATCTGTAAAACTTGTTGATGAAAAGCTTGTTTCAGAAGCAAAAAAACTTGAAGAACTAAAAACCGACTATAATTCGAATAAAACTAAAACAACGTCAGATTTAGCAACAATTGCTCAATCAGTTTCTGATGGTGATAAAGCCTTATCTTTACGCATCGACCAAACGAAAGCAGCTCTAGAAGAGGCTGATCGGAAATCTAATGCAAATATTCTAGAAGTTACTGAGTCGCTCGCCGAATTTGAACAGTCTACTACTTCAAAATTTAGTGAACTTGATACAAGTATCTCTAAAGAAAACTTAAAGGTACAAGGTCAAATTACTGATGTTCAAAAAAGTGTTTCGACCTTAGAAAGTAATACAAATACAAGAATAAATGGCCTTTCATCATCACTTAAAACTACTGATGATATTGCTAAACTTGCTTTCGATAATGCAGCAGAAGCGCAGCAAACAGGTACAACGGCGGTAAAAGCTACAGAAGCACTTTCTCAAAATTTATTAAGCCTAAAGTCTCAAACTCAAGTAACGTCAGGGGTTCGTGCAGTCGTAACGTCAAAAGGTATTGACGACTGGACACAGTGGCGTACCACAGGTGAAGCGAAAGTAATTCAAGATGCTGATGCATTAGGTGGTTATATTCTTGAGCTTGGGAATAATGCCGGTAATGATGAAGCATGGGTTCACTGGAACGAGTTCCAAAAAATTGATCCAAATAAGTTGTATCGAGTGCGTGCACGCTTCCGCCGTGTGCTTGGGGAAACTGGATCTATTTATCTTGGTGTTGCATGTAAAAATGCAGACCAAAGTAAATATGTAACTACTACAAACTCCCTTGCAGGAGATATGGGTTCGTCTAACTACTTATTGTCAGCCATTAAACCTAATTTAGGTGAGTGGCAAGAAGTAGTTCTATACATGAAAGGTAAGTCTACTGGGGCAGCAACTGGTTTAGGGACAATTGAAAATCCACGCACATTCCCAGCACAGGCTGAATTTTATGCCCCAATGTTTATTGCTAACTACAACTTTCAGACAGGAATTTGTCAGCTTAATTACATTATTGTTGAAGATAACAACTCTTTAGCTTCTGCTAATGATGCAACAGCAACTGCAAATGATTTATTCAAAACAGCAACTAACAGAACAGAAGCTGAAGCTGAAAGAACCACTAAGCTTGAATCAAGAATGCAGAACGCAGAAACAGGTATTCTGAGCAATGCCCAAGCTTTATCGAAAACAGCTACAAAGAGTGATCTTGAAAGTGCCATGGGGCGTGTGGCGACTGATATTACAGCTGCAGTGAATAACATTAAGATTGGTGGTGTTAACGCCGTAGCCAATTCAGAAGCACCTCGAACATCCACAGCAGCAACAAGCCGTGAATACTTAATGTATGAACGTAGCAAAGAGTTGAAAGCTTTTTATGATGAAAATTTAGATAAGCCGGTTACGATTTCATTTGAAGTGAGTGTACCGGTTGCTGGAACTGTACAAGTATATTCATCTAATGGATCAGCTCACTTCTTCACAACTTCTGTTACAGTCACTAAAGCAAATGAATTTCAAAAATTTGAAGTTACCGTGTTTCCTAAATTACACACTGGCAGCACAACCGAATCGACTATTGAGTTTTACGGTACATATGGCACTGGTCGAATTCCAACAATTCAAAAATTGCAGATCGAAGCAGGTAATAAAGCTACAGCGTGGAGCCCAAGCCCTCGAGATACTCAAAGTTCATTAAATGCAAATGCGGAAGCGATTAAGCTTACTCAAGCTGAAGTGAAGAAGCATGGTGATAGTTTATCTTCTCAAAGTTTAGATATTTCAAAACTTAGAAATGATCTAACTATAACCAATACCGAAGTAAGTAAAAAAGCGTCAACTGAAGCATTACAAACTACAAATTCACAAGTTACTGAACAAGCTGGTCAGATTAAAGCTGTTACTGAACAGGCTAATACTTTATCTGCAAATCTTAACAAGTCCGCACCGGCTGGTACGAACTTGTTGATTAACTCTAACGTAGTTGGAAACTACGATGGCGTTTCATATCCTCATTTACGCTATAAGCTTGGTGAAGACTGGGAAGTAGGAGCAAAGTACACTCTTCTTTGGTGTGCTGAGCATACACGAGGTGCTGGTGACACAAATTCAAATTTAGCTGTTTATGCTGGTGGCGGAAGTCAGTTTTTACAGCAGGTTATCAACACAACAGGTAAAGTAATCAGCAAAATCACCTTTACAAAGACTTCAGCTGGAACAGCAAAAGAAGTCCACTTCTACATGCTAAACAAACCAACTGCGGATAAGAACAGTGTAGGTACGGTTTATTGGGCTGTCTTAGTTAAAGGGGAATTCATAACTACAGATAATTGGATTGCAAGTCCTTACGACTTCAATGCTGCATTCGATCAAGTTTCTGCGAATCTAAATGAGTTTAAACAAACCTATGTAACTGAGAGTGGTGCTCTTGCTCAAAGAACATCAAAACTTGAAGCAGGGATGAGTGATGTTGAGAAAAACATTTATAACACTACTCAGGCCCTAAATAACTACGCTACAAATGCAAAATTAGATGAAGTTACAGCCTCACAAACTAAGGCATTCAATACATCTCTTACAAAATTAGATGAGGCGCTAAAGGCAGCCAATGACAGTGACTCTTTAGCAGGAGACTACAACTTTAAAAATCCTGATATGTGGTATAGCCATTATGGCTGGGACATGTCTCAGTATTTTAAAACAACGACTACAGGGAAAATTGGTAATACAGTTTTCAGAAAGGACACATCTAATCCAGTAAACTGTTTTAACTACAATAAACAAGCACTACCAAATACTCGTGCATATATTGTGAGTTTCCTTGTTCGCCGTAGCTCTGACTCTAATGGGCTTTGTTACATCCCAATTGGCCGTGCGAAAAATGATGGTGTATTTTCAACGGCAAATTATACGAGGGTAAGTGTACCCGTTGCTGAAATCCCAGCAAACGAATCTTGGACTCTCATTTCAAAAGTCATCAATATGACTTCGGTTGCTGAAACTTATCCTCAAATTCAACTGGGTATTGCTTTAGGTCATACGGGTAATGTTGGTTGGTGGGAAGCACAAGCATATAGAATTGCACCTGTTTTAAATGAATCAGATGTAGACAGCACTATTGTTAAGTCTTCTATTCTTGTTGATTATTCAAGTAAGTCTGATACAACTAAGGCGATCTCAGCTGCTACTGAGTCTCTGGAAGCTAAATTCCGTCAGAAATTTGGTGATCTATGGACTAATAGTTCTGCAACTCTTGATAGTACTCGTTACACCAAAACAGAAACTAACCAAGCCATTGCAGAAGAAAGCAAAATTATTAAAGCTGCTATTTCTTCAAGTGGTGGTGACAACATAATTAAAAATGGTGATTTCTCAAGCCCTTTAGGCACCTTAAATTGGCGTCAAAATTCTGCTGTGGCAGGTAATCTACTTGAAGTTTATAAAGATTCAAAAGGTGCTACTTGGGGGCACTTTAAATCTACTGATACAACTACATACTTTAAAGGGTTTATTGAAACTCTGACATTGGCAGATGGTTTAGAGATGAATCAGAAGTACACATTGTCATTTAAAGCAATGTCGTTGACAGCTGCACAGACTCAAATTTTATTAATTATACACCGTCGAGATTCATCAGGTAGTAATAACCAAATTGGTACTACATGGAATAACATTTCGACTGATAAAGAAACATTATGTACTTATACCTTTGATACAAATATTATTAATTTACAGCATATTAACTTAATTTTATACTCGCAAGTAGGTTTTGCTCCTGACTTTTTAATTAGAGAAGTGCAACTTGAAAAAGGTGAGTTAGCCACTGGTTTTAGAAAAAATCCTCGTGAACTAATTAAGGATCTTGAAGCTAATGCTTCTGCAATTGAAGGTACTAAAGCTGATGTTCAAAAAAACGGTGAAAAGATTACTTCACTTGCAGAGAATTATGCGACTTTAAAATCTACTGTAGACAATAATAAAACTGCTGTAGATGGTAAGTTTCAGGAAATTAATTCAACTATTAGTGATAATCAACAGAACACTACACAGTCTATTAATAACTTGGAATCAAGTTATAAACAATTAAATCAGGACCTTGGTCAAGTTTTCAATTACCGTGTTTATTCATGTGGCTGGAATGGCTTTTTCACAGGGATTAAAAACTTAAAAGGTGAAATCAAATCAGTAGCTTCAGCACGTGGTTTTTCAGTCCATGTTTTAGCAGCTGATGGTTCTATAGCTTCTTCAACTAGATATGATACTTATGCAGCTGTAGCAAATGCTACGGCAATGAGTAACGCTATTTCTGCGATTCCAAATGACACCTTTGTTATCGTTACAAACTACGACAGTATTGGTGTAAACCTAGCACCAGTTAAGAATGCATTAATTTCATTAGGTGCCAATCCATTCACACTTGATCAAATAACGGGTCGGGATGCATACATTTTAGTTGGTCAGAAGGGGATTGGTTCAGGTCGTGGTATAGAATTGCATGCAACACCAGATACTGGACCAAATGGGGCTAAGCAAATCATGCTTGCAATCCAAGTAGTTAGTGGTATCCCGATTGGTCTGGCAAACAATAGTGGAAACTTACAAAAGGTTTTAGAAAACCACGCACAAATTCTTCAAGAAAAAATTACAAGATCTGATGCGAAAGAAGTATTTGCTGAGGAAATCAAAGTCTTTAAAGCACAACTTGATACTTTACGTTACTCAGAAGAGAACTGGATTTTACTTGGTGATGATACTAAAAATTTAAGTATTTCTACTGGTACAAACCGAACTGTAGCTGTTTGGGAACTGCAATATAAACACAAGGAAATTCCAATTGATAAGGGTGATCCAATAGTTGCGAGAATCAAATACACAGCAACTGCAGGATTAGTTGGCGCTACATGTAGTATTCAATTTCATGGTGCAACTTATAGTGTTGGGTTGCCTTCGTTTGTTGTAGCTGCAAGTGGTGAAATAGAACTTACTGGTATTTTCCCATCTGATTTAAAAGCCTCTGCTTTTGAAGCTATTCCATTGGGTTTACGGTTTGATAATGCTCCATCTGGTGGAACATTTACTGTAACTAATATGTTTATTAGCCGGGGTAATTCAGCGCCAAATTTTAAGGGCGGATTTAGATCGTCTCTTAAACAAAATGCTCAATTTGTTGAAGATACTTTTATCAAGGCTGATGTAAATAAAGGGGTTATAGCTCAGCAAATTCAACAATATGATGCAACTGTACCTGGTGGTTTATCTTCTGTAGTAAAAACAACAAAAGCTACAGCTGACCAAACATCAAAGGATCTAGCTACACTTAGAAATACTGAAATTTCTCAGCTTCAAACAAGTACAAATAATCTTGGTTCCGCATTAGAAAACACAACAATGCTGGCGATGATGATTACTAATGGAAAATTGTTGCAGGGAGACGTAAATTTCAAAAAAGGTAACAATGGTGTATCTGTCTATAACAATGCCGGCAATGGGAACGTGACAGTTACTCGTGTCGCGAAAAGTGCTGATAACCCAACTACATCAACCTATGAAATTGAAATTAAAACCATTGGTGCTGCCAGCCCAACATGGGGTGGATTTGTTCAACTCGTTTATGGCCGTGCTAATGCTGTTTTTGTCATCAAGTATTTAATTAAGCTACCAGTTGGATATAAATTGGTGAATGCTGGTAACGCAATGGGGACAGGGGCAATTGATCGATTCATTGGCAGTACTGAGGGGACAGGCAAGTTCGAAACATATATTCGAATGATTAAATGTGGTGCTGTAGGTTCTTTCTCTAACTCAGGACATGTTTATGTGGCGGGAGGAACTACACCAACAGCTACTGCGCCTTTAGTTTGGACCTTAGCCCAAATCGAGCAATATGATGTTACTGATTACGCTTCAGCTGACCCGACTTTACAGGACTTTGTTTCTTCAGCTACAGACTCTATTTCAACATTAACCAACTTCAAAGAAACTTGGGCTGCCAAACTTACTGAGATGTCTTCAAAATTAGACAGTAAAAACGGCGCTTATATTTTGAATGCGGATATAACAAATACTAATGTTGAGCGAGCAATTGCAGCCTCATCACAGAAAATTACTTCTGAATATACCAATGCTATGAGTGTGCAGCCACTTGGTTCAGGTGGTGGTAAGATTTTCGTTAAGCCTTTAACTTGGCGTCAAGCAATCACTACTTCGGGTACATTGGTTATTAAGACACCAATTACAGTTGGTGCGTACATGACCAAGGTTAAAATTTCTGGTTATAACTACAATAACAAAGAAGATAATATTTTCGATCTGGATTTGGCATTTTACGCATATACGTCAACAGTGCCATTTTATCCAAATATGACGTCACGTTCTTTTGGTATTACCTTAGATGAAAATAATGCTACGACTAAAGGCCTGGCTCTAGCTTTAGATAGCAATAATAAGGTGTGTATCTTAATTACCAAAAAAGATGCTTGGTCTTACCCAGCAATTACAGTTGAGTCGGCCACTATTACTCATACAAATCCGCCAGATTACTTTAAAGATGGCTGGACGGCGGCCATTGAAACAGATTTATCAGTTTATAAGTCAGTTACGCCGTTTACAGTGACTTCAATGATGGAAACCACTGCAGGTTCACAAGCCAAAGTGGATGTTCCAATGGCTCAGTTAAGTGATATTGCTGCTGATAATAAACTCACACCAGTTGAGAAAAAACAGGCGAAGTTGGTTTGGGATACACTTTATCAAACTGATGCAAGCTTGCGAGCTGAGGCAGTCACTTATGGTATATCTTCTGCTGCTTATGCCACGGCATTCAGTACTTTAAATACATATTTGGCATCTTTATTCGCAAATATGAATGTAACTAGTACGATTGACCGAAACCAGTTCATTACAAACTTTGCTAACGTTCACAATGCACGACAAGCATTAGTACGTGCAATATCGGAGAAGGCTAAAGAAATAGCTGATACTGCCAAGGATATAGCTTCTACTACAAAAGCGACATTAGAGCGTGATTACATGACGTCTACCAAGACGAATGAAGCAATCGCATCTTCAACAGAAAGAATGTCTGCACTGTATTCTGCAAATGGTCAAAAGATCATGGCTTCAGTACTAGAAACATGGCAAAAAGATTGGTTAGTAAAAACTCCAAGTGGAAATAAGCCTGAACTTAGTTTAGTAGCAGATGCAACTTGTCGTGGAGGATATGCATTAAGAATTGGTAATAACGTAGGTAATGATGAAGCCTGGTTAAATTGGTTCACATCTTTGCCTATCGATGACAATAAATATTACCGAGTTAAGTATAGATTCCGCCGTGTAAGTGGTACCGGAGTTGTTTATGTTGGTGCGACCTGTCAAAACGCCAATAAAACAAAATATATTGCTCAAGATAACTCTGAAATCAATGATATCGGTTCAAGTCACTATTTAGTCGCAGGTACCGCACCAGCGTTGGGAACTTGGATAACCGGTACTGCTTATTTTAAGGGGCGATCTGCTGGTGCAAGTGCAGGTGCTGGCACTCTACTAAGCCCTAAAACATTTGCTAATAAAGCTGCTTTCTTTACACCAGTATTCATTGGTAACTATTCAGGAAAAGCTGGTGAGGTGGATCTAGACTTTATAGATATTGAAGATGCTGACAACATTGCTGATTTTGAAAATTTCAAAACCACATATACAACTGATGTGGGAGCATATGCTGGTGCATTACAAACTTTGGTTTCTGTTTACGGCCAAAATGCTATCAAGCTTAAATCACAAGCTGATTTGATCGATGGTGTGAAAGGTAAGTACGTAATGGGAATGGATAATAATGGTGTGTTCTCTGGAATGTCTATGGTCAGCGAGCAAACGAATGGAACTGTGCTCAGTTCTATAGGTTTTCAAGCGGATAGAATTTTCTTCACAACTGGTTCTTCTTCTACTAAATATATGCCGTTCATAATCCAAGACAATCAAGTTGTGATGAACAGTGATGTATTTATTAAGAATTTGACAGCCGCAAACTTTAAGGCCAAGTCTCTTACAGCTGAATTATTCAATGTTGACAAGTTAAGTGCCATAACTGGTGAACTTGGGACTTTAATTACTTATAAAGATCCTAGTCAGCCTCAAAAAGCAAGAATGGTCATTTCAGGGACCGCTTTAAAGTTATATGACGATAACAATATTGAGAGAATTTATATTGGTTTATAAATGGCTACATTCTTATTAAGGGACCTCGGTGGCAACGTGGTCCTTGATCTAACATCTAATCTTAGTATGTATACAGAAACGTTAAGTGTTGTCCTCCCGAAAGGTTCATCTATGGACACAATTGTACGAAAACTAGATACTGCTGAAAATCATCCAAGATGGTGGGCTTATGTAGCTTCTGGTGAAGTGTTATCTGCCAATAGTGCTGTAGTTGAGTCTTATTCAAATGGTATGGGATGTGCCATTTTGACTAAAGCTATGGCTATTGAGGCTAAGCTGGGCGATAAGATACTTAATCAAATGGATGATACTTCATCTTATTTATTAATTTATGATTGTAGAGCTTATTACAATATAGCTTTTCAGCAAACGGTTAGTATTCATATAGGTAAATGCTAATGGCTGAATACATCAAAATTCTCAATGATAATAAAGTGACAATAATTGACGACAGCTATAGAAACTTTCACCTTATAAATAAGTTTGTTAGGGAAGTCGCTTCTTCAGACCCATTACCTCCTGCAGTACTATCTGTATCTGGTTACGTTAAGTGTCATGTTTTGAATGTTACATCTTTACAAAGACCAATTGTGGTATTTACAGGCGTTTCTGTGATGCAGGTCAGATATGAAGAAACTTCCACAAATAATTGGAAAATAACTGTAATTTTTGACACCTTAGACGACCAAGGAGGATTTAAATATAAGAATACTTTTCCTTTTACAAAAGCAAATTATTATGTATTTGGATTAATTACTTTATTAGAAAGTGGTCATTCGCCAAAATTACTAATTAAGAATGGTAAAGGTGAGATTGTATTTTCTAACTCCCACAATCCTTTAAAAGTAGTTAAAGCAGAAACTTTTTATTTAAAAGGCAGTGCAAATTATTTTAGCTCATGGTTATCAGATATACCTGATTATAATGCTAATAAGACTTATGGCTTGGCTTTAGCTTGTCCAGCTCATTATGAATATTATTGGGGAGCTGGTGGTTTGAGTTCTTATATGCATTCATACTGTACTATAAAGACTAACTCATATAGTGATCCAACTTTCTCAGGTAAGATCCTTCGGGGATATACGATACTAGCTAATGGTATGAATACTTCAGCTAGTCTCTATTCTCCATTTCATAGTCATTTAATAGTTGATATTACTGGCTATTAAAAAGCCCCTTATTAGGGGCTTTCATGTTTAAGCAGGCTGATCATTAACTGGTGGTTCTTCTACAAATGTGTAATTTACTGCTACCGACCCAGTCTCTAAATCCCAGCCTAGATTTAATGTTTTGAAAGCAGGACGGTTGTTAAAACGTTGAGCATTGACGATGTCTTGGGTTTTTTGAGCTAATTCAATATCCAAAGCATTAAATACTTTAACTTCGGCCATGAGCTTTTCCTCTAATTAGATAAGAAATTTGTTCAGATAGAATTGCATGCAGTTAATTAATGGAATCTGTACGGTTCCAATTAACTTTGGAACCCATCTAAAAGTTAAAAATTATTAGTCATCAAAATACTTAATTATTTAGGTATTTTGGCTTAGTTATGTCTTCTCGGTTCTTATCGTTGTTACTCGGTGAAAATGTTAATTCATATGATCAGCAATTCGATACGTCTAATCAGGATGCAACAGCGCAGCTATATGAAACTATGGCTCCGTTTTCACTTGGGACTAACCAAACCAAAGCCAATAAGAAGCGTACTCGAAAAGAAATTCTTACTAAATGGGAGAGAATGTTACGCTTTGCACCTATCGCAGAGGGTATGGGGATTCATGTTTCTGCAGCCTTAGGCGGAGATTCTTATAGCGGCCAACAAGTCTTTATTACGCCCGCAGAACGGTTAAAAAAGGCGAATGGACCAGCAGCTGAAAAACTAAAAAAACAACTAGATGAGCGCCGTGTAAAGATGGAAAAGCTTATCAATAAGTATTTAAGCAAACTTGCCCGAGATGCTATTTCTTTCGGTGATTCCTATGCACGTATTTATGGGAAAAAAGATATAGGTGTAATTGACCTCGTATGCAATGAGTATACATATCCGCCATTAATACAACCGTTCGAACAAGGCAGTAAGACTGTCGCCTTTTTTTGTTTAGATCCTCGTAATTGGCAAAAAACTATTACCAAACTGAATACTATTCAAATGGTACGTTTCAAAATGCCCCGTATGAGCAATATTGCTCAATATGAGCTTGTTGAAACTGGTCTTGTCACGAAAATGTTGGAGGGTGATGATCCAGATGAGCTACCAATCTTACCAGCGCATTTAGGCGGCTCATTTCTTTATGAGATTGAAGATATTTATGATGATGTAATCCTCGCTTTGGCATCAATGAATAGCCAGCAAATTGCAGATACCGTAAATCAGATGTTCTTGACAGTAAATATGTCAGGAATGCCGCCAGCACAACGTCAAGCCTATATCCGTGGTTTAGAAGGTTTACTCAAAAATCATGAGGCTTATGTCCGTGATGCTTTATCAGGTGGTGAAGCAGTCTGGAATACTGCTTTTCACATGCTTCCAGTATTTGATGAAAAACAAGTTCTAAATCCAGTGGGTGATATCAAGAATCAACGAAGCTCACCTATTAATATTGAACAGTTCATGATTAATGTCCGTTTGTTAATGGGCGGTATAGGTCTAGACCCAAGTATGGTAGGGTGGGCTGACATGTTAACTGGTGGTATTGGAGAAGGTGGAGCATTCCATACTTCTGCACAAATCATGCGTAGGTCACAAGACATTCGAACAGCAGCTTCCGAAGGGATTAATCAAATTCTTCACTTGGATTGGGGTTTTGCTTATAACGAACAATTTGAGCCTGAAGATTACCCTTGGCAAGTTGAATATTATTCAAACCAAACTGCAGCAGCTACGGAAGAAATCAACAATGCTCAATCAAGAATGAATACAACATTACTTAAAACACAAGTAATCGCATCATTGAAAGAATCAAATTTAGATGTAGATATTATGGCGTACATTCTTGAGCGCGATACAGGTATGAAATATGAGGAAGCATTAACATTAGCTGAAAGTATTGCTAAGAGCCGTAAATTTCCAGAGGATGAAGAATAATGGCTTTTTTTGAATACGAAACACAGAATAAAACTATAAATAACAGTTTTGGAAACGTTTTAAATCCGTTTAAAGATCGTTTTGCTAAAAATCCTGTCTTATGGTCTGGTCTAACAGTGGATCGAGCTGTTTCCCATTATCAGGAACTTTACGCATTAGGAACACTTTCAGCTGCACATTTTGGAATTGAAATTCGCCCGTACCGTGCAAACAGTAAAATTTCTCAAGCAAATATTCCAATTTTTGATCCTTCAAACAAAGTTGCTTGGTTAGCCAATAATGTAGATGTATCACTACTAGATGCCCAAACCGATGCAGTGCATGTGGGGCATTTTCAACTCAACCATGTAACTGGTAATGCTTCAAATGAGTTGAGCATTTCATTTATTGAGACTAAAGAAGCAGCTATTGCGAATAGTGCTAAAGCTATAAAAGAAATAATGTTTAATAAGGATGGTACTCAGCCGCCACCAATTGAATACTTAATGAGATTAAAAATATATGCTTTTGATAAAGCTGCAAGAAATCAAAACCAATTTGAAATTGAGCATCTAGTTTCACTTCAAGCAGGCAATTTGCCCCTTGATGCCTCTAATAAAGCACATGCCATTGTTACTTTAAATTTCATCAAAATGTTTCCCAACTTAAAATAAGCTATGGAACTCATTGCCTTTATAGATTCACCTACTTGAGAAAATATCCTCAAATTAAAATGAGGATAACTCCGTGAGTGTTAAATCAATTTTCATTCAAACACACGCACCACATCAAAGCCGATTAGTACATGGTTTTGACTCCATGGTGAATAGTGGTGCTTGTTCAATTGGGTTTATTAAGGGTGATTACCGTCAAATTAATGCTTTAGTCACTGAAGATTACACGGAAAATGATTTCTGGCGTGTTGTAAATTTAAAAGGTAAAAAGGGTGGGATAGATGCGTTTGATTCTGTTGCGGTATTAGGCGCTATCGATGACCAGCATGCAGCTGATTTAGCTATACTGCAATTTGGCCGAATGTTTGATGCTAGTGTTACAGATGTTATTGAAACAAATCAATTTGGACTTAAGCGCCATTTATCATCACAACAATTTAATTTGACGGGTTCAAAACCGATTCAAAGATGGCAACTAGAACAATTACAAAATGTTGTAGCAGCTGAAAAACCTGAATGGGATGGAATCAATTTAATTTCTCATGAGGGTGATACTTCTAAGTTGTTATTAGATATGCAACGAAATGATGATCACAGCCAATTATTAAGTAAATTTGATGGGTTACCTACGCTTTTATCTAGTCTAGGCGTAGAAGAAGCTCATTATGACTCTATTATCGTTGATTACCAGCATTTAGAGCAGCTGTCTGCAATTTTGCATCACTCTATGGATCAGTTTTCAAAAACTGGCGTCAAAATCGTAAACGTTACGGAAAGTAAGCCCTTTAAGCATAAAAAAGTCCTTCAAATTGCTCTTACTTATGATTTTGATGACGGCCAAAACTTCACAATCCTTTTTCATAAGCCAGATCGATTATCAAAAAAAATTAGTCCAGCAGATTCATTAATTTCATGGAAGATTTTAATGAACAATCGGGATATTACGGCTGCAATTCAGCCTAATCAGGGAGAAGGAATATCAATTCCAGTTCTCGCTGGTCGAATTATGAAGTTGATTAACCAAAATAGTAATCGTTTTAAGCGGTTACAATCTAAAAAAGCAGAAAAGGCCAAGGCTTTAGCAGATGCTGAACTACGCCTCGAGCAAAAACAAAGTCAATTAAATTCTTTAAGTGCAGAAATTTCCAATTTATTAAATGAATTGGATCAGTTGCAAAATACATTGTTAACCAAGCAATCTGAAGAAAATGAAGTAATCATTAAAGAGAATAGTCTCGATAATGAGTTACCAGATAGTATTTCTGATGAAGAAGCCGAACGTTTAAAAGCCGACTTAAAGCGTTTAAATGCTGATCCTGAATGGGCAGGTGAAGATGGTTTACGTTACCAAGCATTCTTTGAACGTATCAATAAGGCTCTAGAGGGGGATTCTGATGCAGTAGTTTGGGCACGTGAATGGATTTCTGATCTAGATGACCAGGCTTTGGCTCAACAGCAAGCAGGATTAGAAGCAAAAAAACTTATTGATGCCGAAAATGAAGCTAAACAAAAAAGAGATGAAGAAGTATTAGCAGCACGTACAGCTGGTATAGCTGAAAACAAAATGATGCAAGCATGGTTAGACACTTTGGAAAATCCTGAAGATTCTAACAACATAGACTTTATGGCTTGGGTTTCAGATCGCCGTGGTGAATTCTTAAAAAACTGGAATGGGGCCGAAGGTTCACCAGAATATTTAACAGCATTTTATGAATATTCAAGAGCATGGGCAGATGAACATTTAGCGGATCGCCTCAGTAATAAAGAGCCAGCCCAAAATTCAGATAATGATGAATCTAAAGAACTCAATGCTCCGACAGAAGTTGAAGGTCTTCAGCCTAGTACGACAAATGATGAAGGTAATCAACTTTACCGTTCAGTAATTGAAGGGCAGGTTAAAGTTAATCTTGAGTTATTAGAGCAAATTCGAGATGAAGCAGAAAAAGACTTAAATGATCCACTTCTTATTCCAGCGGTGACAGAACTCTTGAATCAAGTGCAAAAAATGGAAGCGGAGAATATCTAATGACAACTTTAAATCTAATTTCTACTCAAGATATTGCTAAGAATCCATTAGTTGTAATTGATCAAATGATTAGTTTCTTTAAACCTAAACAGCCCTTTACTGGGCTTTTGAAGGGTAGAACTAATAATGTGAAAACAGCCAAAGGACAAAAGATTTCTACTGTATTCGCTTTAGTTGATATTGATCAAGTAATTGCATCTCATACAGCAACTGGTGCGGAAAACCCTAATTATCCGCAAGAATTGCAGCCACGAGATCGTAGTCGTGAATCCTCACAAGCATGGGTACAGAAAACTGCTAATGATTTAGACCCCGAAAGCCTAGGCCGCTCAGGTCGGGCAGACACGGGAGCACCGATAACTGGTGATGATTTAGTTGTAGAATCAGGAAATGGTCGAACAATGGCTATCAAGCTTGCCTATGAGCGCGGTACCGCAGATGAGTATAAACAATGGTTGATTGATGAAGCCGATTACTTTGGCTTTAGTAGTGAGCAGGTCCAAGCAATAGCTCAACCGATTTTGATACGTATTCGTACAACCGAGATTGATAGAGCTCAATTTGCAATAGATGCTAACCAAGATGATAAGTTGTCTTTTACAGCAACTGAACGTGCTAAAGCTGATGCTAAACGTTTAGATGAGAATTTACTGGCACTTTTTAATCCGAGTGAAGATGGCGATTTATTAGCAGTAAGTAATCAAAAGTTTATTCAAGGTTTTTTAAGTAAATTAGGTGATACAGAAGCTGCCCAGTACACAACGAAAGATAAAAAACCAACACAAGCACTGATAAACAGAATCAAGGCCGCAATTTTTAGTAAAGCGTACAATGATGATCGTTTGCTAGAAATGATGGCTGATCATACAAAACCAGATCTTCAAAATATGCTTAATGCGCTTGGTGTTGCTGCCCCTAAATTTATTGAAGCGCAAGCCATAAGTCGTGGAAATGTTCAAGATATATCAGATCAAATCGTTGATGGAATGGAGCAAGCCATTGATCAACGTGTTGCTAATGCAATTATTGATGCAGCAAATACCATTTTATCTGCAAAGCAAAATGATCAAGATATTGTTGAGTTTGTAAAGCAGCAAGGGCTTTTTGAGGATCTAGGAGAAGGTGTTGCTGAGCTCGCCGTATTTCTCGCCAAGAATAGCCGCAGTTCAAAAAAAATGAGTATGTTATTTAAAGCTTTAGCTGAATTTGCAGAGAAACAAGCTTTAGATAGCAGCAATGTAGGATTGTTTGGTGAACCTGAACCAGTAAGTGTAAAAGATGCTCTCCAATATGCACAACAAGTGCTTGGTGATGATTTCATTAGTGTGCAAATGTACGATTCATTATTCTCTAATGCATGTAATTATTTAAAATTAATAGATTATGTATCTAAGGATCCTCTTTTTGTTATTAAATCATTGATTATAAACATTAAAAAATATAAGTTTTAATTTTTAACATTGGTATTAGAACATTTAATTAATCTATTGTTGACTAATAAATGTTCTAATATGTTTTTTGGGAATAATTTAGGAATAAAAAACTATAGAAAAGTAAAAAAATAGTGTATAAAGTTAAGTAAAATATTTTGGAGCCGCTTTATGGCCATAGCTGAAGAATTACATGTTAAAAGTTTAATCCAACCATATTCTAATTCTATTATTCAGGCTATTAAGGAGGCGTGGTCATTGTGGCTGCAAAGTCCTTTTTTTGGAAAATGGAGTTCACGCGGACGTGCCACATTCGTTTGGGAAACTGTAATTAATTTACTCAAAGAAAAATTTATGGGACGTAGTGACGTTTTTATTATAGATAAAGGTGTTACGGTACTTTTTGTAATTCAACAGCAAGTTGTTTTTCGTTTTAAATTGGCAGATAGGACTGGAAGAAGTAAAAACGTTCAAACAGATTCGGCTAAAAGCTTTCATGATCCTGAACTCAATTATAATTTATTAGCTGAAGCTGATATAGCTAGTAATATTCCACGTATTGAAGTTATCTATACTTTAAATAAGTCTGCTACTCAAATCGATAATATCAAAATGATTGCTAGAGATAAAAATTCCGTTGCTTGGAATGTAAGTTTAATTGATAGCCAAACATCATTCGTTGAATTTGACGAAAGCAAAGATACAAGTGACTTTGATACTGTTAAGGATAATCAAACAAAACGTCGTTTCAAAGGGAAATCCACTGGCGGTGGATTTAAAAAAGCAGAAGGTGAATCGTGAGTAATTTGACCTTTAATCCTGAGTTATTAAGGATAGTAAGGCAGTTTAGAGGGTTTGGACAAACAGCTCTTGCTAAAATGGCTTCATTGTCTCAGGGAACTCTGTCAAAAATTGAAGCAGGATTGTTAGAGCCTAATGAGGAAATGGTTTCAAATCTTGCCAAAGTTTTAAACTTTCCCGTTTCAATATTTTATGAGACCTATAAGCCATTTGGTTTACCGTTAAGTGTTCATCCCATGTACAGGAAGAACTCTTCAATCGGTAAAAGGGCTATTGAACAACTTGAAGCTGAACTTAATATTCGATTATTTAACTCTATGAAGTTAGTTAAAGCTATTGAGTTTGAGGAGGATTTACCACTTCCTTTTTTAAGTTTAGATATATATGAAACTCCTGAAAAAGTTGCTGAATTGCTCAGAAGAACTTGGTTAATTCCTAATGGCCCATTAAAGAATTTAACCGATTATGTTGAGAGGGCAGGGTGTCTCGTATTTCATTGCGATTTCTCTCAAGAAGGTGTGTCTGGTGTAACAATAAAAGTACCTGGTTTAAACCCTTGTATTTTTATTGATAAAAATATGCCCTCAGATAGACAACGTTTCACACTGGCGCATGAGTTAGGTCATGCAATTATGCATAAACTCCCTTCAGAAAATATGGAGGATGAGGCTAACCGTTTTGCAAGTGCTCTTTTGATGCCTTCAAAAGATATTAGACCATATCTTACTGGGAAAATTACTTTAGAAAAGCTCGCTACCTTAAAGTTGGTTTGGAAAGTTTCTATGAATGCTCTTCTTAAAACAGCAGAACGAGAAGGCTTATTAACACCATCCCAGAAAAAGTATCTATGGATACAAATGACTAAGAATGGTTATAGGACTAAGGAACCTGTAGAGTTGGATTTTCCTAAAGAAAAGGCTGTAACTATAGATCAAATTTTTGAATACTATAGAGAAGACTTAGGTTACTCAATTGATGAGTTATCTAATTTATTGCAAACACCAAAAGAAGACATTGATTCACTCTACTCATTAAATATAGTTAAGAAAAAACCAAATATACGAATTTTAGAATAAGATAGGCCCTCCATTAGGAGGGTTTCCTTTTTTAATAAAAAAACTTTTCTTTTTAAAAAAAATAGTCATAATAAATCTATGCTTCCACACTAAGCTTGTCACTCCAACCGTATTACGGAGCGAACATTCCTTAAGTAATGATGTGTACGTATATATGATTTACAACATTAGTGTAGATCTAGATTTTTGGAGTGGTCTAATTTTTATCTACACAGATGGACCGTATAATCATGTCTGATAAGAACTTCGTATTTCCTTCAGGATTGACCAGTCAACGTGCTAGAGCTTTAGCTAAAGAAGCAAAAAAACTAAATGGTACGCAACTTTCATGTGAGCTGGATTTAATATCTAAAAAAGAATGTCAACTCCCATGGCATAAAGCAGTTGCTAAGTTTACTAATGAAGATATCTCAATTCTACATTTGAAAGTAGAAGATATTTTGAAAAAAAACCCATTATTGGGTTATGGTGGATTCTATTCTCCATTAATATTTTCAGATCGTTATTATCAACGTCAATATAGAATGTCTAAAATAGAGTATGAACAGCATTTTATTGAAGGCCGAATTTTAAGTACAGACTGGTTAAAACAAATAGAATATGCTCAGCAGTTTATGTCATATTTTGGAAAAAATAAGAATATAAATAATAATATGTTAGGTTCTTATGGGTTAAAACATATGTGTGAGGATTACTATGGAGAAATATGTGGTCAGCATACTTATATATCTAATGGTGCATTAATCATAGGTGCTATTTTAAATAATTTCAATTTTGAGCAATATAGTGAATATCATATTAACTGTAGTTTTAATATTAGTAAAAAAAGTGAATTTTACCAATGGTATAAAATGTGGAAATATGGCTACAGGCCAAGTCAGTATCTAAAGTTTAAGATATTGGACCAAAAATATAGATCTAATAGCTAAAGCTTTAGTTAAAAAGACATGAATTAAAAAAGTAATCGATAAATCAAGGGAAATGGTTTAACTGTTCGTAAGGTGCTTAACAAATGAAAACCAGCTATCTAGCTGGTTTTCTTAATTTGGGGAGTTCTGGTGGAACATCTTAAAATAATAATATGCCCTTATCCTTTAACGGGTTCATAAGGGAAACGTTTTAAAACCTTACCTAATTCAAGCACCTCATCTTTATGTAAGAAATCCCACAGTTGATTAAATCGTTCTCTTAATTGAACGACATTAACTGGTGTATGATGTGAAGTACATTGATGCACAGCTACAGCACCATTTTCCTGAACAGAAATCCAAAAGTTCTTTAGCCCGGTTGAAGATTGATATTTTAGCTTTTCTCCAACTTGCTGAGCAATTTCATATGCTAATGGATTCTCTAGTGCTGGGTAACGGGACGAAACTCGTTCCAAAAGATTTTCAAGACGCTCAAGTGGGTCTGATTCAGTTTTTTCAACTACATTAATGGACTCTAAGTACTGTTTCGCCTCTTCAAAATGTATTGATAAAAGTTGGCTGTACTTAGCTATGCCAAAATGTCTGTTATGTCGTACCCACATAGATGCACGTTGGCTGCGGTTTTTACCAGCACGGCGGTCAACTATCTCATGTAGTGCATGCTGCTGCTCAGGAGTAATCGTAAGACGTTTGTTTATTGCCTGTCCTTTTGTCCAGTAATCCCAAAGCACATCATCACATTCTTGTTGATACATGATGACAGTGTCACGAATCTCAGGTTTGACCTTGTTTGGGCTTATTGTCATAAGCCAACCAAAAAGCTTTCTTACTGGTAAACAAGTCATTAAGCGCTCTTTACCGTCATTTGCAACTATTGTGATTTCCACAATGGTTGAAGCAAAGCGTTGTTTTAACTTAACAAATTGTGATGCCCAATCCATACCCATACCCTCAACAATAGGCTTCATGGGTGTATATGGCTGACCATCATGTTCCACCAAGTACAACTCAGCATTGTGGAAAGGTACGGTGATTTGAGTTAAAGTAGTCATGTCTTAATCTCCTTTGGTTTAGACACAAGCCCCTTGCCTGATTTCGACGTCTGCAAGGGGTTTTCTTTTTCAGGGCTTTTTGCCTTGATGGAGTCATCTTATTTAATAATTTTAAATATTGCAAGACTTAAAATTATTAATAAATAAAAGTATTGCAACTTTTTTATGATATAGTTTCTCTTACTAAATAAGAGGTATCCAAAATGGTTGTGAATAACAAAATTACTAACCTACGAGAACAGGCTGGTATGACCGTCTATGAGCTATCGAAAAGATGCGGTTTCATTAGTAATGGCAAAGTTGTAAGTGGCGCATTACTTAACGCAGAAAAAGGAAAAAATATCACAATTGAAACGGCTTTTTTAATCTACACTGAACTCAAAAAAGCTGGTGTATGCGAGAAGTTTGAAGATGTCTTTTGGCTTGAACGTGATGATAAAGATATCGAAAACTAAAATATTTTTCTTGTGGAGTTGGAACTTACTAATTTTTAAACTTTCCTCATTGTAAATAATGGCCTTATTCAATGAATAGGGCCATTATTATGTCCAAAGCTTTAGCATATGCACCAGCTATAAACACAGCAAAAACAAAATTACCAGAGACAGAAGCTGATCCCTTATATCGTTCTATCTCAAAACATAAATATGCAGAGTTTTCACTTTGTGATAAAGAAGGTAATTCTATTGCTTCTTCACCAGTAATTCGAGCACTCTTAACTGATGGTGATAAGAGTATAGAGAGTCAATGGCAGACCCCATTTGAGAATAGCAATCCAGAATTAAAAATGCCGATGTTGATGGCAGGGCTACAATCGGGGCAGTTATCTCAAACTGCCGAACAAATGAAAAGCAATCCTATATTGCAAGTTTTATCTAAACTTGGGGTCCAAGATGCTATGCAGAGTGTAGAAGGACGTACAAATCTAACTAAAGTGAATACAACACAAGTATTTTTATCTACTTCTTCAGTACGACTTAATTTATCAATTTTTTTCTTGGCTTTTAGTGATGCGAAAACAGAAGTTGAAGACAAGATCATGCAATTAGAGGCTTGGAGCGTACCAGTAACATTATCTTCTGAGTCTACGCTGCAGAATGTAGTTAACGATTCAAATACTACTTTAGAAGGCTTGTTTTCAGGTGTCATTCCACCGTTTGTATCTCTTACTACTCACGGCAAAACTTATAAGCCTTTCATTATTGAAAGCGTTTCCGCGCCAATTGTCGCGCCCATTGATGAAAAGGGGAACCGGTTAAGTTTGGCCGTCAATATTAGTTTGTTGAGTCGAACTGCATGGGATTCGAAAGATATTTACTCATTGTATGGAGTCAAATAATGATTACATTTGATCCGGTGCCAATAGGCGATAGTACTTTTCAAATGCATGAATTGAGTTTTGAGCAATGTCTTAAAATTTCGATCATTGCCCCGAATTTAAATGAAAAAAGACTTTCAGCTTTCGTGAAGTCAGTTTTAGATAATGTGGATCCTTTACTTTTAACAATTCAAGAGCGGTATTTATTGCTGCTTAAGTATCTTGAGAAACAAAGTAATACTATGTTGGAGGTAAACACTGACTGGTCTAAAGTTTTCCTTCAATCAGAAAATAATTGGAAAACTGAAACTACGCAAAATGGAATTACGGTTAGACAGCTTATTGGAATGGAAGCGGAGTTCTTAGAGGCAAATTGTAAGAATGTCGCTGAATGGATTGCCTGCATGATGGCTTTTCAGTTGAGTTATTCTAATCATGAGCACTTAGCTTTATTACCGGATAGAACAAATCCTAAATTATTTGAAGAACAATTTAAGCAGCGGCTAGATTTTATTAAGAAAATGCCAGCTAGTGATTTTGATTTGTGCTATCAAGACTTTAATAATTTAAACAATGAGTTATTTACTCATTTACGGTTAAGCGTTGATAACCACGGTATTTTAGTGGAAAGAGGTGCAGATGACGCGCCTGCACGATTTCGCACCGCTTCCATCTTTACAGGAATCATCAAAGAGTTGGACCGATCTTTTGCTTGAGACAGCAAGTAGTATTTCTGAAAACTGCCCAATGCCTTTATCGGATGCATTAAAAATGCCTTTGAGTTTTGAAAGTACTTACTTCAATTCATCAGCATGGGAAAACCGCAAGAAGTATTTAGAAAATGAAATTGAACGTCACAACGTATTCTTAAAATTAGGTCAAGAAGTCATTAAGGGATTAAATGCCCTAGCAAGTAGAGGCCGATAGTTTTTATGTAGAAAAGTCTGATTAATTCAGACTTTTTTCGTGCTTTGTATTTGGAACCATACTCTATTTAGAACAATAACACTTGCAAAAATAGCTCCAAATGAAACGTGGGGAATAGGTCATGTCTGATCATCAGGCAATTGAAGTCACAGTCACAACTTTTGCTAATAAAACTACCTTCTGGAGTGGTTTAGCAAGCGCATTTGGTTCTTTAACTTCAATTAATTGGTTGAACTATACAGGTGCAATAGTGGCTGTTGTTGGCCTATTCATAAGTTTCATTTTTCAGTGGAGACGTGACCGCAGAGAACGTAAAGAAAGTGAATTACGTGAAAAAGAAAGCGAATTACGAATCAAAGCTTTAGAAGCTCTAGAGCAAGATAATTTACGAAAGAGGAAAGATGAATGAAGTTAATTGAAAACAATGCTTGGCAGTATCTATCTGTTAAGTTACCCGCCGTAGGTGCATTCATCATGCTAATTTTATTGCCAGCACTACAATGGGGTGTTGATTATGAAGTTATTCCTGAAAAATATCATGCATTTGTTACTGGTACTTTGATGCTTGTTCTGTCATGGATTGGAAAGAAAATTTCTCAACCACGACTTAATGGCCCGCAATTAACAGGCCAGTTAGTAGGGATCAATTCTTTATTGAATATCCCAACACCAACAAAGCCTGATGAATTAGCTTGGATTGCAGAAGCAAAAAAGCATCTTGGCCTTCAAGAAATACCTGGTAAACAGCATAACCCAACTATTTTAAAATGGCTCTCGGAGCTAAAAGCTTGGTGGGCTGACGATGAAACGGCTTGGTGCGGGACCTTCGTTGCACATTGCTTGAAATCAGCTGGAATTGCTTATCCTAAGCATTGGTACCGTGCATTGGATTATGTGAATTATGGTACAAAATTAGCTAAACCCGCTTACGGTTGTGTAGCTATTAAAACTCGAAAGGGTGGTGGGCATGTTTGTTTTGTAGTTGGCCGTGACAAAAAGTCTGGAAAGTTAGTATGCCTTGGAGGCAATCAGTCTAATAAAGTTTGTTATGCACTTTATAATGACTCTGACTTTCAAGAATTCAGATGGTATGGTCGTACAACTCAACCAGCTAGCAAACGTTACAACTTACCGCAATTAAGTGGCGTGACAGCAATTAGAGTTACTGAAGCATAATGAAGTTACTATTACTAAGCTTTCTTTTATGTGGCTGTACGGCACATACAATCAATAGCAATGTAAACGTATCTATTTGCGTTAAAGCACTTTAAAAAAAGCCCTGAATATTCAGGGCTTTTTAATTAATTATTTATTTCTGCATCGTAGACAGTTTGTAAAGAGGCTTTTAGAGCTTCATCATTTGTACTATCAATGAATTTCCTCATTTTCTCTTTGTATTCAAGGTGCCCAGCTTTATATTTTACAAGTAAGTATGAAAATTCAGCTTGCTTATAATTTGGGTCCTTCTTATTTTCTGGTTTGTTCAGCTCTACTTTTAGAACCTCTGCCACATAGTCATAGCACCTATTAATCGAAGTGGCTTCTTTCCCTTGTAGTGAAAGTAACTGACATCTAAATGTAAGTCGTGCTGTGTCATTTGGTTTCTGTGCAAGCTGCTTATCATTTAAAGCATGCGCTTTATCATAGTCATTCAAAATCATATATATATTCATTTGAAGAAGCTCACGTTTTCGCTTATCCGTGATTTTATCGACCTCAGGAAGTATCTCGCGCATATGCTTTTGAAAGACATCTTTATCTTCCATAGAGTATTTTTGAACGTACTCATTATGTTTATTAATAATTTTCTGATCTTCAGCAGATAAGGCTTTAGGCGCAGGGGTCTCAGTTTTTACTTCTGAATTTTTAGTGCTATCAGATGCATTGCTGCATCCACTTAGAAGTGCTGAGCCAATGATAAATAGGGTTAAATACTTTTTCATGCTTTACGTCTTGCCGCCGAAGTAAGAGATTTGCAATTAGTAAGTGAGGGTGTTTCAGAAAATATTTCGGGTTTAAAAGTTGATGGTTATAACTTCACACTTTCAAATGCAAATATTTCTGGGTTTTACAATCAAGTATATTTATCGAATGCAACGGTCTCGTTCCGTGTCCAAAATTTGATGTCAATTAGTGCATCAAATGCAGGGTTTTATATTGCTGATGTTGATTCTAAACAAAGTACTACTGCATATTTTGACAACTGCTCATGGCAATGGGGTAAATACCCTGTGCTGTTTGCTAAAGAAGCTTATCAGTGCGTCTTTAATAATATTATTCTTGAATATATGCAGTACGGTTTAACAGCGGGTATCTGGTCGAATTGCTCATTCAATGCAATTTGGGCAGAGCAAACAAGAGATGGGGTAGCTCGTGACTGGCTTGTAAATACTTCTTATCAACAAACATTTAATTGCATCACTAATAATCTATACATTAGAACGCCTTGGCTAAATCGAGCTGACACAACCGCTTTGGCTGTATCAGATAATATTGGGGGGGTTGTAATTGATAAAAGTCGAATTACTTTAAGCGGTGCGACGGGTGCGAAAATACAACTTTCTCCATCTGGTTTAGCAACACTTTTTGCTAATTGGTATGGTGGTACTAATCGAAGATTATTAATTACTACTCAACCGACTGCGGCAGATTCTGGGTATAAAACACCAATCCACATCAATGCACCGAATAGCGAATTGTATTTTGGAAATCAGGATGAAACATCAGTTGCAAGTGTAGTATTTAAGCGAGTAATTGGCGCTACTGCTACAAATACACCTTATATTGCGTCAGACTCGTGGACTAAAAAAATTCGAAAGTGGAATACTTACAATCACGAAGTATCAAAAGTCGGGCGTTTTATTGCACCGATGATGCTGACTTATGATGTCAACTTTACTACCCAACAAAATAACGCAGGCTGGTCTATCTCAAAAGAGTCTACGGGAGTCTATAGATTGCAACGAGATGCGGGCGTAACAACTGAATTAGCAAATCCGCACATTTTTGTTTCTGGCATTTTTTCTGGAACGGGATTAGGTGGTGGAAAGGCTATATTGCCACCGACGCTACAAGCAATTGAAGCATACAGTGGGAGTTGGTCGTCTTTCAAAGTTGCAGCTGGAGTCAAGTTGTTTTTTATAGATTTGACAGGTGCGTTAGTTGATCCAATGCGCTTCTCAGTATCATTCACACTAGGATCAGGAATTTAATATGAACTACGCAGATATGTATGTACAGGGTGCACTGCCAAAGATTGAGGCAGACATTGCACAAAACGGAGTATGTACTCTTTATTCAAAGATGACTTTAAATGAAGAAACAACAACGGCCATTTCAGATCTACTTCGTGAAAAAGGCTTCAATACGGAAGTATCAATTGAAGATGATCCCGATTTTATTGGTAGTCGATATAAGCTTGTAATTAAAAAAGCATCGTAACTACACAGCAAAACCACACAAGCCCTAGCTTTAAATAAGTTAGGGCTTTTTTAATGCCAAAAAATCTGGAGAAATAAATGGAACCAGTTTCCACTAGTGGCTTTACAGCACTATTAAAATTTTATGGGTTTGCAATTGTGGTGGCTTTGGCGGCCAGCTTGGTTGTAGCAGTTGTATTAATGACACGTATGCCACGCTCACCACAAGAGTGGGCAGTGGGCTTGATTTGTACGGTTGTATCAAGCCTCGCTGGCGGCTCATTCATTATCGTGAAATGGGGGCTTCATGAATGGGTTACTGATATATGGGGGATGATTGCTCTTGGAGGATTCTTCTTTGTTTGTGGTTTACCTGGCTGGGCTTTAGTCCGCTGGATCTTTAATTTCATAGATAAACAGGAAGGGAAAACGATTGTTGAAGTGATTAAAGAGTTTAAGAAAGCCAGAAAAGACATTGAAAACAGCTAATGCCGCCTTCGGGCGGTCTTGTTTAGAAGTACACGTATAAGAGAGAAATTACCTGTTGACACTGCAAGCCGCTGACTACTACGAAAACCTATTGACGACCAATATTATGAAACGACCACCTTCGGGTGGTTTTCCTTTATGTGACATTTAGTAACCAGTTTGTTAAAGTTAGTACACTTTATAACAATTGGTGAAATTCATGAAAAAGATAATTTTAGGGAGCATGTTAGTGGCTGTTTTTTCCACATCATTTTCACATGCTTTAGCTCCCAAAAATGGAGATGAGCCAACTTATTGTGAGCAGATTGTTTCGGTCCATGGTTTATTAACTAGAGCACAATTTGAATGTGGATATAGTGAATATAACAATGAGTTAATCTCAGATTCAGCCAAGTGTTTTCAGCATGAACTTGGCGAAGAATATGGAAAAAAAGTCCTTATATTTGGCATGAAAGAATTTGACCGAAATGTAAAGAAAGACGGGAAGAATAAGATTTGTAATAGTTTATTAAAAGAATTTCCAGAGTATGTAAGGAAGTAACTGATGAAAAAGCTACTACCAATTGCATTTTTACTCACAGCATCATTTGTAACTCACTCAGCCGATACTAATGATAAACACTGTAGAGATGTGAATAAACTTGCTGAAAATGTCATGCTCTTTAGGCAGGAAGGGGTTTCTGTGGTTAGACAAATGGAGATGATAGAGAGTATCAAACCAAGCAGGGATTTCAAAAGGTTAATGGAGATGATGGTCGAGGAAGCCTATAAAGAACCAAAGTTTGGATCAGAAGAGTATAAGGCGGAAGCAATAACTGAATTTGCAAACAATTGGTACATTCAGTGCAAGCAAGCAAATCGAAATAAATAGAGCACTTTAAGGTGCTCTAATTATTGAAATTGAGAAAAGTTTATAAGTAGGTTTTTATGAGAAAGATTATTTTATTGGGTCTTATTTGCCTTCCTGTATTCGCATATGCAAATAGTTGCGAGGTGGCAAAAAGTAAAATTAATATAAGCGGTTTAGCATTGGGTAAATCCATTTTATCACTGAAAGCAGAACATCCTAAAAATTTGAGCATAGATCATGAGACTAATAAGGCAAATATTAACTATGTTCACTCTAATGAATTTGAGGATGCTTTTAGTGGAACACCAGCTACCAATGCGGGATTCATTTCTTTTGATGGGAATACAAAGTTAATTAATGCGTTTAGCGTTAGTTTTGGTCACTTAGATAATTTTAGTGCTAATAATTATAAAAATGGGTTAGTGGCGTTGTATTCACTACCAAAAACAGGGTGGATAGAATCAAAGAGTAATGGGGTTAAAGTTTTTAAATATGAATGTACGGATTATTCTTTAGAGATTAATTACAATCCAGAAAGAAGTAGTTTTATGATTTTTAAGGAAATTTAGTTTTATGTTCTTAAGCACCCTAGGGTGCTTTTTTAATGTCTGATTTTTCTGAAACAGTAATGGTGTAACCTTTCATACGGCTAGCTAACTCCATCATTAGAGTTTCGGTAGGGATCAGTTCTACAGTTTTTTCATAATTTTGATTTTCAAAGCTTTTTTCAAGACGGGCAACAATGTCGGCATTCATTGATCGACTGTTTAACTTTGCTGATTCAAGTATTTTTTCTTTTAGTTCTTGCGTCATACGCATTTTGTATTCAACGTCTGAGCTTCTAGCCATGGTCCTATACTCGAATAAATTTTATTTATAATAATATCCCCAATGGGGATTGACAAGAAGTTTTTAAAGTCTTAAATTGTAAAAGTCCCCATTGGGGATGTAAAAAGCCCCCAACTTTCTGACGGCAAGGGGCTTTTATCAACAACCATAGGAAAGGATATTGATATGTCTAGTTTAGCATTAAGTTTTAATGAAGTGAAATTCAATCCCGTGCCACGGCAAGATGGCCAGATTTGGCTTTCTTCAGGTGAATTGGCACAAGCATTAGGATATAAACAAGAGAACGCGGTCAGTAAAATTTTTAATCGTAATTCTGATGAATTTACGGAAAATATGACACAAATTATTGATAATCCTCGGCTACCCAATTTGGGTATGCGGATCTTCTCACTACGTGGCTGCCACCTAATAGCAATATTTGCTCGTACTGCTGTAGCGAAGCAATTCCGCAAGTGGGTACTTGATGTTTTAGATAAAGAAGTTGGCACACCAGTTGCCAAAACCCACAAATCCGAACGTGAACCCCTAACCAATGCTGTAAATCTTCTTGTAGCTAAAACTAAGCATTTGAATTACAGCGATGCTTATAAATTAGTTCATCAGCGTTTCAATGTTCAGCATATTGATGAAATCCCATATGACATGATTCCTGTTGCAGTGGAATATGTTCATCATCTGATTGCGATGTACAGTAGTGCAGAGAAGAAGGCTCAAGGTTCTTTATTTGATAATGAAACATTGGGTTTGGTTAAGGATCTGGTAGATGCAATTATTTCCCAAAACTTTGTGACAAGCAAAATCTATCGTGCAATACACATGCTTAGTAATGAACAAGGTCACTACTTAGCTGAATATGCGTTTAAAACCAATATTGCAGTTCTAAAACTCACTCGAACAATGGATTTAAGAGGACCTCTTAATAGAGAAATCATTAGTGATGATTTAAAAACCATAAGCTACACAACAGGTAATCAACATTATGGCGACCGTTGGTTTCACCCACTGATGGAGTCAAGTCGATTGATGGGAGTACTTGAAATTTCAGGTAGTCTGATTCGTCACTAATAAAATCAACTTAACAAAACCCACTCATCGAGTGGGTTTTTTAATACCCAAAACAAAACCCCAGTAGCGCTAACTACCGGGGTTTTTCATTCCACCCACCGACGAAAGTAAGAGGAAAGTAAATCTATATGGAGCATTTTAAACCAATAGTGGAGCTTATAAAAGTGTCTATTGAAAAGTATGGCTTATGGCAAACAATAGTTGCATTTATTCTTTTGTTTTCCGTGCCAATCTTAATGTGGAAGTTGGATGTAATTATTGCTTCTATAAAAGCATGAACCAACTTGAAAAAACTGCGCCACCTTCGGGTGGCTTTTTTACGTCTAAAGGAAAGTGAAATGAACATCGAACAATATCTTGATGAGTTGATCAAACGAGAAGGCGGGTACGTAAATAACCCAGCAGACCGTGGTGGTGCAACTAAGTATGGAATTACTGAAGCAGTTGCTCGAGCAAATGGATTCAAAGGTAATATGCGAGATTTACCTCTGGATGTGGCCAAAGCAATTTATCGCAAAAACTATTGGACAGCCCCACGTTTTGATCAGGTGAATATCATTTCTTCTGCTGTAGCTGAAGAGCTTCTAGACACTGGTGTGAATTGCGGTACCGGATTTGCAAAACCTCTTTTACAACGTGCTTTGAATCTCCTAAATAACAATGGTAAAGCAGGGTGGCCAGATTTATCAGTAGATGGGATATATGGTCCGGCAACTCTTAATGCACTCAAAACTTATTTGGTCAAACGCGGGAAAGAAGGAGAAAAAGTTTTAGTTCGAGTTCTGAATATTATGCAAGGTCAGCGTTACATTGAAATCTGTGAGCGCAATCCAAGCCAAGAACAATTTTTCTATGGCTGGATTGCTAATCGAGTATCAATGTGAAGTACCTAATTTTACTGTGCATTCTACTCAAGACTGCACAGTTACTTCGACGTATAGTGAGGTAGTTGTAAAAGTTTATAGGTAAGTTATAGGATTGATTGGTAATAATCTTTAAATTTTAGGGGGGGATTGTTCAGATGTAGTGTATTCTGTAAAATAAAACTTAATTATATTTTGCTTTCAATACAATGAACGATCAAGTTTTCCAATTACAAATTGTTATAAATGGAGGTTTAACCCCCATTCAATCTAAGCCAGAAACACTTGATAAATTAGTAAAAGAATTTGCTATAAATCATTTGTTGTTTCCAAAAGAAATAACTGAACAATTAATTGAGATTAATTCTCAGGATGGTTCTCAAACAAAAAAGATAACTAAATTTATTGATTTGGTTAGTAGCAATCAAAAATGTACCTACCAAATTAGAAATGATTCACTTGTATTTTTAAATTCCTTTGAGAAAATAGAGGAATTAGAAAGTATATTTGAAAAGTTTTTTAAATCGTTTTCGGATCTGACCCCATATATAAACTATAAACAATCAAAAAGATTGGGGCTAGTTCTTATTAGGGAGGATTATAATGAGGTTACATTACGCGAGTATTGTACTTCAGAAGAATTAGATCGAAATGTTATTGAGAATAGATCGAGAAAAGTTACTCGTTTTGCTATGGCGGAACTAAATGAAATGGTAAATTTATCTGTTTCAAAAGATTATGTAACTCATGAATCAGGAGTTTCTCGAAATACTCTAGCAAGTGTTTATGATGTTAATACGTTATCTACTAAGGATGTTTTTAGATTTACAAGTAAGGATGTAGTAAAGTTTATAAATGCTTCAAAGAAATTTATTTTAGAATCAATGTAAGATTTTTTATATGAACTATTCAAATAATTTATCTAATAATACTATGTATGAAAGTGGTAATCATAAAAAGATAATCACTAAGTACGAGATTGAAACAATAAAAACGGTTTGGCAAACCGATAAGATACAGTCTTTTTTAAAAGATTACTTAAATACAGACGTAGTTAGTATTACTGACCCCACTGTTATAGAACAAAAGATAGGGGAAGAGAGCTTAAAGCAAATTAAAAGAGAATTTGATATTTTTAAGAATAAATTTGATAATTTTCTGAGATATGAAGATGTGCCAGTCGATTATGTTTCACCTATTGAAAATGAATTAATCAACTTTTATAAACATAGTAAAGTTGAAGTTCAAGAACAAATTAGCCAATGGATTATTGATTCTTTTGATAACACAAAGGTTCTTCTTAATATTTTAAAAATTTTAGGTAATATTGCTCCTGATTTTATTGATCATCAATTTTTAACTAATTTTCTTATCGTTCTTAATCATAAAGATACTGAAATCAAAGAATATGCATTAAGAATTCAAGAGAAATTAATGCTTCCATCATATAATAATGTACTGAAGCACTCTAAGTTAACTCCAAAATGGATTGATGACTATAGAAAAGAATTGGTTGAATTGTATGAAGAAGATAATAAAGGTAGTTAATTTAATATGACTATTTTTGTAAGAAAGATAAGTAAAGCAAAATGGCCTTCTGAAGAGGAAATTGCAGAAAAAGCACTGGATTCAGAAATTATACCTTTTGTCAGAGCCGATGCCTTAACTACTTGTTTAAAAACTTCTCAAAATACTTTATCTGTTTGGGCAGTTGAAAATTGTACTGATGCTGAAATAGAGAAAGCTATTCTTGCTTTGATTACCAATACGAAATTAGAAAGACTTAATCGAATTCAAATTGTTTATTTTTCAAAAGAAGATGTAGATAGTTTAGGGTTGCCGATTGCAGTAACGGAAGGAGATACAATTATTGAATCTTTGTCTAAATTACATAATGATTTAGTTGATTTAAATTATGAAAAATTGGGAAAAGTATCTCAATTGATTATTTCTTCCTTACGATCTGAAAGTGTCAGAACTTATAATGAAAGAAAATTAAAAGATATGCTTTTAAAGGCTATTAATGAAGGTATAGTTGACCAAAAATTATTACATCCTTCACTACAATCTAAATTAGGTTTGCCAGTTTTAGATCAAAATGGTAATGCACTTATTAAACAGGAAAACGGCGAATTTGTAAAAGTTTAATTTTTTATTTTATAGTTAATAATTCATCCCACTTAAAAGGATTCCTGCTAAGTTTATCTCTACTCATCGACCAGTTCCGACCAGGAACAAAACATGGTCCGACACCTAATTTTTTCTTTCCAAACTTACTATGGATACCATCCATAGCCTGCAT